CAGCAAAGAACTGTGTTATCGATGCAGGTTCTTTCACTACCACATCTACCAGCCTTGCGGCAGTAGAGTACGAAAGTGAAGCGCCTGAAGGGAATACGCTCAGAGACTGTACGATTACCGTAGCGGACAACGGTGGTGCTGTTCAAGCGTTCACCGATACAGGATCATCTCAAGGTCTCTGTCTTCAGAACGTTCTGGTTAAATGCGCACCTACAGCGGTCAGCACTGATCCTGTGGTTATGTTACAGGGAGAGACGTTAACTGTACGCTACCTACGTATCCAGGTGACCAGCAGTACACCTATTAAACACAGCGTGCTCGCTGTGACACCTGCTGGAAAAGCAACACTGGATGACGTTCGTATTGACTTCAACGGCAGCCGTATGGAATACGCCTCTGCCAGCCCCATAACACTAACTGGGGACGTCGTCATTAATGACCTCGAGGTGCACAGCTTCGCAATTCCGAACAACACAGATCACAGCGTTACGCTTACGGATGACTGGCCTATCGTACGCATGAGCGGTAAAAGCGATGACGTACCTATCCAGATCAAGGGTGGACGCATCCATACGATTACTGCAGGAGGTGCAGGTGCTGCTTCGAACTTTTGTACCCTCATCGGTGCTCAAGGCCACGCGACTATCAGTGATAACGCGCTCGGTTCGGAAAACGCCTTCGTACTGACGAACTTCACATTCGACCTCGATGGATTCACACCTGCGTCAGGGCAAAACAATCTGAGGTGCATCAGTAACGTACCGGACTACACAAAGATCCACCGCTGCCAATTCGTACGTGGCACGGGTGACGCCTTGTACGGTGTGTGGGCGAAGGATTCACAACGTGTGAAAATCACCAAGAATACGGTACAATTCTACGGTAACGCGCGCACTGTCTACTTCTTCCGCGTTACACACAGCGGTACACCGTCAGACTACTTTCCTCGACATTGCGATGTGTCCGATAATCATATCTTCCTTACCAAGGGGCAGGGTATTCTTGTCGCAGGTAAGGACGGTACAGATTTCGGCATGTATAACCATGTGAATGACAACATGTTCGAACGTAGCTCTGTCGATGGTGATCCTTACGAAGGTATCGCGGTTAACGAGAGTAAGTGGTCCAGCTGCCAAGGTAACGTCGTAAATAACGTAGACGCAGACAACGGTGTTGTGGCTATCGATTATGTAGGCGAACAGACAGGGCACGTCCCCGCTCTCGCCAGTATTGCAACACAGAATGTGGTACGTGATGGCACCTACGTCTAAAGCAGAAACAGGTACAGACCAAACGCTCGACGCGCTCATCACGTCGCTTACGTCTAAGAACCAACAGGTTCAGGAGCAGAAAGCGTCTGATTCGTGGTGGCGCTGGTTGTTAGCCGGTATCGGTGCGTTGATTACGCTCATCGGTATCGGCGTAGCCGTATACTTGTACAGTAAGCGCTCCAAGGAACTCGCCAAAGCACGTACTGAATTAGAGCAACAGCGCGTTGACCTGGCACAACAGAAACATACAGCAAAACAAACAGCACTTCAAAAAGAACGCCTCGCGTTACTCGCTCGGGTAGCTGTTAAAGAACAAGACATAAACATAGCCGCTGTAAAGCTACGGAAACTAGAAACAGAACACACCGCACGTAAAAAACAATTGGATGGGCTTAAATCATGGAGCGACATAAACGCCAAGTAGCGTTCGTACTTGCACTCAGTGTATTCTTCGCACCCTTAGCTCTCCACGCAGAGACTGCCAAACCTGGCGACGTCGCACAGAACCTAAAAGTAGTTCCTCCTTGGACGATGCGGCTTTGTACTGTCGGCGCACGCCTCAAAGTGCTGCAAGCGGTGTATCAAAAAAAGGAAGCGTTGGAGCTAAAAAAACTCGACGCCGATTGTTACCTGTGGCGCGAGTCTGTTTTAAAGCTGAAGCTACAACTCGATCTGCATCGAGAAAATGCAACGACCTATAAAAAAGCTCTGCTTCTTTTTGACAAACAACTCAAAGCAGAGCAGCAGCGAAACGAACAACTCGTACGTGACATCAAGAAAGAGATAGCGGAAAAGAATAAGTATAAGTACAAACCTACGTACGGTTGGATTGGTTGGGTTGCGGGGGGAGGTATAGCTCTTGTCGCCGTGGGTATTTTGGTAGGGGTTGTCGTCGCGAAAGATTAGATTGAACGCATCACAGGGACACCGCTCCATCCTGCAATCTGACAACGAAAATCGATTGAGCGCACACGCTTCTGCTTTAAGAAAAACTCCACAACCAACCCTCCCGCGAATTCTTCCAGCACGCCAGGGTGCTGTGGGTTCTCGTTGAACTCATACAAAGGATGTACGACGACACGATCATAGTGTGCGTGTTTAGGGGTGTATTCGCCCACCCCAAGGCACAGGTAGTAGTAAGCGATACGTAAGAAAGCGGGTGTGAGGCCCACACGGCGCGCACTGTGGCTCATGCGAAGTAATCAATGGCCGCTTGCGCTACATCGCTGGTGATACCTCCGGCTGCGAGCGTTGGAATAGCCATTTTCAAGTAATGTTCAATGTACTCAGCTTCGTCCTGTCCACAACCGTAGTTGAGGATCATCTGGGCACAGTGCTCGGGGCTCGAAACACGACCAGTAAGGAACCACTGAATTTCCAACCCAGCAAGAAGTGCCTCTGCCTCCCAGTGCGCACGTGCACTTTTCTGTAGGAGATAGGAGCCGCAAAACTTCACGGCACCCTCACGTTGGTACTGCCGTACATGCATGTGTTCGTGAACTGCCAGACGTGCTTGGTTAAAGAGAGGGTACCCATGAGGGCGCTCAGGCGTGGCTGCAGTGTCACCCAGCGTGAAAGGTATGTAGATCGTTTCGAAAATGGTTGTGGTGTACCGCTTCATGAATACGTCTTGGTCCATGATTCCCATCGCGTCCAAGATAGGACCGATGCTCTTCATCATGTCAGAGTCTGGTTTGGACTTGATGTCGCTACCAAACTCTTCTTGAAGGTGTTCCCACAACCCGATGGTGTTTTCTTTGGTGAGTATGACGGTCATTTCTTCTCTCCTGGAAGACACGTACACTTCCCATCTTTGGTGACGCACTCCCAGTTCTTACTTTTGGGGCGCACTTGTGCACAGTCCATGACTGTACGCCACTTCCCTGCCGTGTCACACAGCTGCGCTGTATTTTCGAAACAACGCTGAGTGTTCTTTTCACAGACACCACCGGGGCATCCGAGCAGCAGTAAAGACAGTAACAACAGGATCGGTTTCATTTTAAGCCTCCACAGGATGGTACTGCTCGAACTTCCAAGCCCCATCTACTTTAACGAGCGTGACTGAAATTTTACGCGCCTGCAAGCAGTCGTCGCATAGTTGAGTGATTCTTTTGTTTGCGTGCACCACGATGAGCGGGTTCTGTGAGTCAGTTACGGCCTTCCCACAGTTTCCGCAGTGTTTTGCTAGTGCCATTATCCACATCCGTTGTAGCCACCACAATTAGGGCAGCTGTAACAATTGTTTGCGTGACGCCGCAAAAGGGCACCACATAGATCACAGGGAGGGGTGTCGACCTGGTTACTAGACAACTCCACACCGTCTGTCCCCTGATTACTTACCATAGGCGTATCTGTCTTCAAAAAGACGGCTTCCAGTTTCCGCATGATCGCGTCAGGAAGACTTGTTGCGAAACGTACATCCTGGTCAGAAGAAATCCCTGAAGGGTCGAATTTAGTGTGGCTGAATTTCTTAACGAAGAACTCCAGCGGGACTCCTGCTTGTAAACCGAAAGAGACAGCTTGGGCCCACGCCTCGATGAATCCTTTAACCGTAGAGCCCTCTTTCGAAGTCGCTACAAAGAATTCACCCGGTAAACCTGTATCTTCGTATGGTGTCACCCAGAGGTAAATTTTGTACCCACCGAGCTCTAAGCGTATACGGTGCCCATTCTTTTGATGGTCACGTAACTTACGTCGTGTGTACGTCGAGTGCACCACTACCTCATGTGGTTCATTATGAAGCATTTCACTTTTCTTTTCCGTCGTGATGGGTTGGCTTAGTTTAGATGCGTCACGGTAGGCCGCAACGCTCTTGAGTCCGAGCTTCCAAGCCAGCAGATACGCCTGTGAAAAGTCTTTAGGTGTAGACGTGGTAGGCAGGTTGACAGTCTTGCTCATCCCACCAGAGATGTAGGGCTGTATCGCTGCCATCATTTTCAGATGCGCTTTAATACTCAGCTGTCGTTTACCCGCTGAAGGGATTGCACAGTCAAAAACAGGAAGGTGACTTTCGTCTAGGTGAGCACAACCTTCTAAATGTTGGTGTGTACGAAGGTAGTCCATGATGTCGTTTATCACAGAGGATCCGTAGCCAAGTGTGCAGAGCCCTTCACGGACTACGCGGTTCTCAATCAGCACTGTACCACCACCAACGAGATGTTTAGTTTTGACGAGGCTTGCTTCAGGTTCAATACCTGTTGTATCGCAATCCATCATGAAAGCAATAGTACCTGTGGGTGCCATGAGCGTAACTTGAGCGTTTCGACAGCCGCGTGTATTGATAAGCTCTCTGACGTTTCCCCATGCAGACGCGCTTTCGAGGTGTTGAGCTGTAGCCGCTTCTTCGTGCTGTTTCAAAACACGCGCTAGTGTATGGGCGTTATTGCCGTAGCGAGGAAAGGGTGCGAGTGCGTGCGCCAGTTCAGAAGAGACACTATACGCGGTTACGGACATACAAGAGGTGATCTCAGAAACGTGGTGACGCGCTTCATCGCTATCGTAAGCCAACCCGCGGCTCATTAGGTACGCACCTACGTTCGTAAGCCCTAAACCTAGAGGGCGGTACAAGTGCGCTTGTTCTTGAATTTTAAGTGAAGGGTAGTCTGCTTTGCGCACCATGATGTCTTGAGCAATCACGAACGTACGTACGGCACTAGCAAACCGGTCAAAGGCGAAACCGCTTGGCGTGTTGAAAGATCGAAGATTAAGACTGGCGAGGTTGCAGGCGTTGTTATCGAGGAACATAAACTCACCGCATGGGTTTGTTGCAGTGATGGGACCGTCGGCTGCGCACGTATTCCATGCATTAATCGTGTCGTCGAACTGCAGTGCGGGGTCACCGCAACGGTGGGCTGCTTCACATACGGCTTCCCACAACGCCTTCACGGACACAGTCTTATGCCCTGCGGAAGAGACGTAAGGAAGCGTATACGTAGTGTCTTCCCCTGTCTCCACCCACCTAGCCACGGCTTGCATGAGTTCGTCATTAACGCGAAGAGAATGGTTGGCATTTTGGAACGCTACTGATGCGTACGCTCCTTGAGGATCGTCAAAGGCTGCTGCGTACCCCTGAGCCACGAGTGCCGCAGCACGGTCTTCCTCAAGAACTTTGCAATTAACGAAATCCATCACATCAGGGTGGTCCGCATTCAAAATGCGCATGGTCGCAGCACGACGAGTTTTACCGCCGGATTTAATAACGCCAGCCCACGCGTCGAGAGCTTTCATGAAACTTAAAGGACCAGAGGCTTGCCCTCCACCACTAAGGAGCTCATCTTGCGCACGCAAGTTAGAGAGATTAACACCTGCACCAGAGCCTGCTTTGTAGATCATGGTTTCTGTGGTTTGAAGCTCAGCGATAGACTTCATGTCGTCGTCCACGCTGAGAATAAAGCACGCAGAGCACTGCTGGGGTTCGTCTCTAATGCCCAGATTAAACCATACAGGACTGTTGAAAGAACCGTACTGGTGAAGGAGCAACCAAATGAGGTCCTGAGCAAACGCGTTTAAATCATTATCTGAAGCGAAGTACTCTTGCTCCTCTGCCCAAGCAATCAGTGTATTGACGACACGTAAGATAATGTCTTTCACACTAGTTTCACGTTCAGGTGTACCCAACTGCCCGCGAAAGTACTTCTGCGCTACGATACGTACAGCGCGTGGTGACCAGCTCTTCGGCGCCTTCACATCTTTTTGTTCAAAAATAACTTCGTCTGTAGTTTGGTTAGTGATGGTTGCGTCTTGTGTCTTCCACTTAACTGTGGCGAACGCGTTATTTGTTTTACAAAAAACAGATTTGTAGATCAGCTTTTGTGTGCTCATCTTGACTCCTGCGCTTTAAAGTGATTCAGGGAGAACGCGGCGAACGGGTGCTCTGCGTCGTTTCTTTGCGTGTAAGCTGTGTACAGCTTCGATTTGGTGTCGCAATATGGATTGTTGTTGGTGTACTTCACGAGCAACCTGTGCGAGTCCGAACGCATCACACAGGTCATCTTGTTCGATGTCTAAACCCCAGTGTTGTTCAGTAGCCGTACGCATCAGAGCTTTTGACGCGTGGCCTTTACCAGTAACAAACTTTTTAAGGGTTGCAGGAGGGACAATTGAAGGGTCGGCAACTCCTATGTCCGCTAAGACGATTTGGACGACTCCATTGATTTGACCCAACTGATCGATATCTCCTAGAGAGCCGAGTGACTGCCCTTCTAAGGCAGCGTGGATAACTTGCCCCGCATAAGGCAAGAGCGCGGTCTCCAGTAGGTCACGAAGAAGTAACAAGCGCTTGGTGCCACGTACCTTTGGGGTGGGTTTGATGAGTTCAAACTTCTCTGCCTCACCATCGTCTTGGATCACGCAAAATCCAATTTTTAGGAGAGCTTGATCGACCCCAACAAAGTAACCCACGCTTGTATCTGACCTCCGTGTCGTTTAATATTGCATTGGTTGTATCTCTAATCAACAAGGTTATGCGCGATGGCCGTTTCTGTTACCCTTCGACAAGAAAAAACGGTACTTTCCACACAGTACCGCGTGGTTTCTGTAATCACCACTGCGGATCCTGCAGGTATGTACCCTCTTTTTAAAATAAGCAGCGGTCTCACAGATACCGATGAGACTTACGAACGTGTGGCGACGCTAGAGGACCTGGACGCGTACATTGAAGTGCCTGTCACAGTCCTAGTTGCCGCGTCGTCAGGGGAGTTCTCTGGTGTCTCACCAGGCGCTGTGGTGACCATCACTAACGCAGCTACTCAAGTGCCCGAATGGTTTGACACGTATTTTACTGCGGCTACGTTCACTATCGCATCCGTGGACGCTACGGGCGATTTTCTGACTGTGGCTTCAACGAAAGAATTCCCGACAGCAGCGGGGACTCTCGCGTGGAGTGTTGCTGGAGGTCCTACAGGTACTGGGGCGAAATGCCGCCGTTCAGACCTCACCAAAACAACCTTCCTTCGTCGTCGTTGGACGTCACTGTTAGCTACGGTGGGTGAGGCTGAGAGTCGCGTCTCTGCGATTAAAGCTTATGTTCAGTCAGTGGTTAACGCAGCGAAGACACACGGTGTGAAATTCACAGGTGTCGTCACGGATACTTATTCATGAGTAAGATGCAAGTTACCCTTGTCCAAACCAACACTGTTGAAACAAAACCTGATGCTGACAAAACAGATGGGGACGTTCTTTACCGCGTAAAGTGTGACATAGAGGCGTCCGAACAGATCACTCTTCAACTTTTCGTATACAAACTAGGAACCACAGAGGCAGCGGACACGTTCAGCCATATTGCGATGCCTAACGATCTAGCGGTATACCCTGAAGTACGTAGCGAAGCGGTTAGCGGGAACTTCGCCTTCTACCGGACAAATGCAGTAACAATTGATTTTGTGGCAATCGCACCTGCTTTGGAGTTTGCTACTATCGTACGCCAGCGTTTAGCTTCTCTCGTAACTGCACAGCCTACTGTTGAGGCTAGTTTCCAAGGCAAAACGACTTACACTCTCACTGAGGCATAACCATGGCCGTGACAAAGACAGAGCAAACGCGGGAAGCCGTCACAGTTAGTGGCGTCAATAAGTATAAGGTAGCTATCACAGTGACGGACAAGGGAGATCTACCTACGGCCTCTCTTTTGGTGATGCAAATCGATAATCCTCTAGATCCCAAAGAGGATATCTTAGCGCGGGTTGCCACGATTGCGGATCTCACAGAGCTAAAAGAAGATCGTGCACAAACACTGGCAGCTAACGGGTTGTACTTCCTCACTTCACTCTATACTGTGTACTACACCAACATAGAGACAGCTGTCGCAGCGCAGGACACGCTAAAGGCACGGATCGATGAGCTCGTAACTAATTGGGCTACGTACAGCCAAAAGTTTTCAGCTCCAACAGGGTCCGAAGAGAGTGTGGACCACCCGCGTCCTGAAGACGACATGTACACCGCTGCGGTCACAACGTATAAAGCAGCACGTACTGCAGAAGCTACCGCCAAAACTACACGCGACACAGCGAAGACTGCGTACGACAAAGCCGTCGCGGATGCCGCGACTGCCGCAACTAACGTCACTAGTGCCCAAACGATTTCTGATAACTGCGTTACAGCGAAAGGGTTTTTCGACACGCTCTACACAGCTATGAATACGCTGTACGCAAAGGCTAATGCTTTCGGAGACGCTAGCACAGGTGTGGGGCTTTTCGATACAAAATGTAAAACGTACCAGACAGCTGCAGGGAGTTTTAAAACTCAAGCCGAGACCTTTCGAGTTGCCGCAGAGGTGCTGTATACGGCTTGCACGGGTACACCCCCCTCTGACGCACAGAGGACGACGTACGACACTGCGGAGACACTGTTTCAGGACACGCAACAAGCAGCACATGATACCGCTAAAGGTGTCTGGGACAGCGCTCTGGGTGCCATGGAAACGGACCTCGGTACTTTCCGTCAAGACGTCCAGAACGCAGAGAAAAGTAAAAATACTGCCGCTACTAACCAGACGGCTTTCGCGGCATTTTGTAGTGCGCGCCAAACAGAGCTGACGACATTTAAAGCTGCGCAGACAACTGCGGATCAACTTGTTGCTACCCAACGTACCGCTTATGAGAATACGCTAGCAGCGTATGTAGTGGCACAGAGTACTACAAACACAGCTTTAGCTGGCGTCCGTGCACTCAAACCAAGCTTCGACCCGTCTACGGTTTAAACGGCTTCCAGATATTTAAACCACTCAGGTTCGCACGTGACATGATCTCTGCGTAAGTTGTGAGTGCAATCGTCCGTGTGAACGTCTTGCCCCACGAGCCTAGAGATATGTGCCCGTACTTTGGCTCCACCGCAACGTAACCTATTCGGGGGTCACAAGAACCAAACCCTACAGAAGAGGGAGAGCTGTACATGAAAGAGTAACTCTTATCCCACAGTACCCCGTGATACTGAAGCCACATAGCAAAGAGTCGCTTATCGACAGGCGGCGGCTCGTCGTAGAGCGCCTGCATCTCTAGAGGAAGCCAATCACGGAGTTCGGAGATAGGGAGGTGTTTCGTGTCGTAACGTGCACGCTTAGCAGTACGTTCCAGACGCACAACGACTTCTTTTGTACCGTACGTAGTAAGCCCTGACACCGTCCAAGAACACCTGTTCTTCTTAAAGAACACACCACAGATATGTGCGATTCGCCACAGCTCTTCTATGCTCTGGTGCGACTGCGCAATGAAGGGTGCATGTACCTTTAGCAGCGCTTCAGTTACTTCCTCTTCCTTCCATGCACCGTGTTCACAGTGACTCGCGTAGTATTTATCACAGTGCCAAGCAAAACAGCACTGCGTACACTCCGTACGTAATATCTTTCGTGTTGCCGCAGCTCGTTTTGAACGCTCTGAGAACTCGCGGTGCACTTCTTCAACTTGTCTGAAGTTATGTGTATAAGCCAACGCCCACTGCGGTGCGTCTGGGCTCATTCCTGGTTCATCCGTCTGTGTCAACCGTGGAGGTACGTACGTATGTCCCGCGACTTGCGTTTTCCATGCTTTCCAGCCGTAGTCTCCGAGACACTCGCAAGAAGTGGGGTGGAGAGTGGTACTAATTAGATCCAGAGTGTCAGTCAACGGTAGAGGTATCTGCGTACGTACTTCAGGCACCAATTGCCACGCTGCTCGTTGGCTAGGCAACAAAGAACATTGTTTTACGCATTTACGACAGTTGATGAATTTCATTAATTCTCTACACGTGTCGTAGACAGCTGTCACAGACGTTTTATAGAGCGCATTAGGTGTGCACAGATACAACACGCTATTAGCGAGTGCAGCGCTGAAAGTGACGCCTAGGGGAGCCTTATCTGAGACACAGAAACCATTAGGGAGCACCACACCCCATAGCTGTGATTTGTGTAACCACGGTGCCGTACGACACGCTTGAAGAATACGTATCGCGCCCTGCTCGTCTACTGGCGAGAACAGCACCCCGGCAGCGTTTTGTTCATGTATGCCGCTTAGTGGCCGGTAGTAGTAGCTCGCGCGGTGTGCATACCGCTCCACATCATAGTCAACACGGCACAAAGTGAAGAGATGCTCAGGGATGTGTTTGGGCATTCTCTTCCTCTAAAGCGCGTTTCACTTCGTGCAACATCGTTTTGAGTTTTCCGCCACGTGTTTCTGAAATAGAAGCGAAGTAGCTTATCTTGCCTTCAAGGTGTGAGATGAACGATTCAGGGGGATCCCACCCAAACCGAAGAGCGTTAACCTCCACACCTTGGTGGAGACAGTTATGCAGGATGGCTCGGTACTGACGGTAGAGAGGACGCGAAATATTGAGCTTTTCATTTGTAACGATACCCAACATCTGTTGCCGTCGCCAACGCCGTTGAACTTTCGTCTTTTTCAAGTTGATACGGTACCCGCTCTCCTTAGAGATTTTAGTTACTTGCTTGATGGCCTGATTCACCTCTTTACTCGGTAAATCGTCTTTATGCGACAAGGACAAGTCATCGGAGTAACGCGTGTACGCCCAGCCGTGTGGACCGAGGACACGCATGATTTCACGATCCAACGTCTCTTGTGCCATCATATTGCATAGCATGGGTGACGCAGGACTTCCTTGCGGTGCGTAGTGGTGTGCACCTTCACGCACCGTGCACAGATCCGCTAGCAGACTAGCAACTTGGTGATTGTAGCCGTAATGTCTCTTGAAGAAGTTTCGGATGCGAGCACGTCCGTGTGACGGAAAGAAGTCCTTCAAGTCCATACCGATACGCACACCCGCACCCACGTGCACCTGCGCGCTGTCAGCACAACGCTTACCTTCTACGTAAGCCCCCACACAGTCGAGTATAGGAAACGGTTTGAGGATGCGCTCATGGATTTGTTGTTGAATCCACTTTATGACAGGTTCGGGAGCGTGGATGGGGCGTCGCCCTCCAGTTCGTTTAGGTATCGTGAAACGTTTGTACTGCTTATCCTTCGTAGTGATACAAAACCAGAGGGTCTTGCACCGGATACCCAGTTGCAGTGCTAAGGCGAAATCATCCAGAAGCCATGGCCACGTAGTTTGTAGACAACTGTCTGAAGGAAGATCGATGTAAGATAACTCAGTTTCTTTGTAACTACTCATCGGCTTCCTCCTCTGGGACGTCTTCCTCTGGTTGCTGGTCGCGATGTAACGTCAGTGCTTGGTAGCAAATACTTTCACCCAACGTACATTCACCCTTGATATGTAGAAGGTGACGAGGACATGCTCGACAGATAGGGCGCATAGCACCGTTAGGTGTGTGCAGCACTGTGTGGTCATCCAACAACCCAGCATTTCGGCTATGCTTATACACAGCTGCCTGCAGGTACGCCGGGACGTATTTTTTCTCGTCAGCGTTAAACGATCGAAAGACAGGAACCACCAAAATATAGTTATGTATTTGAGGAACGTACGTACTGAGAGATGTGACGGCAGAACCATAATCGTTACGGTTGAGTGCTACGAAACGCGTTCGTGTAGTCTGGTGCTCCACAGTGTGCACTTTCAAGGTGTTAAGTCCCTCTTGCACAGGACGCGATACGCTCATCGCTAGGCCGTACGGAAACATGTGAGGGATGAACTTACGTATCTTGCGTGGCACAAGATAAATTAAGTCGAACGGAAAACGTCTGATTTGGTTTGACGCAACCTTGAGTTTGATAATCTGTCGCGTCTGTACGGGGGGTGTTTGGTTTACTGTCAAAATGGCTCCATCCGAATATGCATGCCGTAGTCCGGCGAAGGGATAACACCGTCCGGTGTGATTAACCAGATGACAGGAATCGGAAGACGATTCTCTGGAGCTGGCGCAGGTGCGTAACCGTCTGTCGCATACACCATAATATCTGGTGCTTTGTCTGTACGTAGGAGAGAACGTGTTTTAATGAAGGGCGGATTAAAATCCGTACCTCCACGTCCCATAACCGTCCAGTCAACATCACTTGTCTCACGTACGTCGTACACCATGTTCAGCTGTGTGTCGCAATACATGACCTGAATATGGATGTCCTGGTCTGCTTTGGCTAGGTGCAGCAGTTCCACGAGCGCCATCTGTAGATCTTCTTCAGACATGGAACCCGAAGTATCGATAGCGTAAACGATAGTGAACTTACGATCTCGTGCGCGCCCTGGGAAAGGAAGGATACCGGGGATACCGTGCGCTCGACGACTGGGGCGAGACATGCCGCGGCCCATTTTGGTTTGACGTGTGCGTGTGCACAGATTACGTAAGAGCTGAGGCCACGGAATCACAGGGGGTCGTAAAATCTCTGCTATCAAATCACGGAGCCCTGCAGGGATAGTTCCTCGATTTTTGGAATGCTCTACTGCTTTCCGCACGACGTTACGTGTCTCTTGTTTTACCTTCTCTGCCAACCCTTGTACCTCTTCAGCTGACATACCAGAGAGCTCTTCTTCCCACGTCTTGTGTGCGCCACCTGTACGTTCCTCGAAGATCTGGTCAACGGGTACCTTGGACGTCTTGCCTTTATCAGCATCACCGTTGGGTCCGCGTCCTGTGTCTGTATGTGGCAGAGCTAACGTGTGCAGTGTTCCGTTTTCGTACTCTTCGGTATGGTCTTCCAGCTTCTGGAGAAGTTGAAAAAGGTAGAGCTCAAATGACTCATCTTTGGGGAGCTCAAACTCAGCAGGGAGTAGTGCACCTTTGAACTCATTTTCAGGGCAACCCATGAAGAAAGGGTACTCCGGCGTGTGTTGAAAAGAAGGCTCTGCACGGATGAGTTCGTTCGCAGCACAGTCAGTGGCGATATTCATTACAGAACGGAAACGCGCGATCTCCGCTGAGTCAGTGAGTCCTGACAGGATATTGAGGAAGCGCGGAATATGCCCGAGTAGCAGGTGTAGTACTTCGTGCTGGCACACCATCACGAGCTGGTGGAACGCGCAGCTCTTAACGAAATCCGGATCGAAGAAGAGAATGAACTTTCCTTCTTTGCTGATCCCTACGGCCATCGTACCGAGGCCCGGTTTTTCGACGCGAATCATCGAACTGATGAGACGCGCATAGAAATTTTTCTGTTGAGCACTCACCAAATAGGTGAAGGCTTCTGAGAGAGTAGCTTGCATGGTTGTTTCCTTGATTTTCCTTGTAAATTCACCTAACGTTTAAGGAAATAGGAGATGCTGCATGGCCCCTCATGACCAATATCACGATCCTGGACACGCAACGTTGTACGTACTGCTAGAAGCTAACCCTGCAGTGCAGGAGTTTGTTAAGCACGCTGAACTCGATTCAGCTGTGGGCGACACTTTACCAGACACGCTCTTTGCGTGGCCAGCCCAGCGGCGTTTTCCAATCAATACTGCTGAAAATACAGCTCTTTCATGTCTTTACCGAATGAAGTGTGCTGCAGTACCTCTGGACGTGGACGCCCAGCTACAGAAAGCTGCTGCTATCTACGGTGTCCAGCCTCTCCTAGAGAGAGCAAAAACAGCCTCGTATGCTCCGCCAGAGGCTGTAGGGACCTACCTCCTACCCCAACACAAACGCCTCTTAGTGAAGACCGCTGAGGACGTTACGACAGCAGAGCAGACGTTGTTACGTCAGTATAAGCGCCTAGGCTTGGAAGATCGCGTTACAGGGTTCACGAATCTGCGTAAGGTTGCAGAGGAGCACGACGTAAAGCTGCTTCCTGTCACTCAACGTATGGCAGGCATGACGTTGTGCACCGGCAAAGTGGCTGCGGATTTAATCGAAGCACGCCGCTGCGCAACTAAAGATCCACTGTTTCAACACGCGTACGAAAAACTCGCCAGCGCTTTCCAAGGCCGCGGTTCAATCCGTGACCGGGATGCGCTTGTCGAAGCAGCCAACACTCTGGCAAAAATCGACCAACAAGCAGGGTTGGACAAGAAGTATGACAAGACTGTACCTGACCCTATCCAAACTATCTTCAATACTACAAAAGTGGCTGAAGATGTTATCGACGTTGATGGACGAGCCATTGAAGTTAGCAAGCTAGCTGCGATGCCAGAGTCTTTTTGGCGAGACGTTGTAGGGCAAGATTTCAGCGACGCACTGACTGACAAGACAGGCGAAGTACTACCAAACCGCGTCCGTGAAATCGTACCTACGCTGCCCCTTGACCTCAAGATTATTTTACGCAACCAGGTCCCATGAACATCAATGCAGCCATCCGAAAGGCTCTGGCGCAGCTACCGCGCGCTCTGACCAGCAGAAAACGTAAGCCTGCGCTCGCTTTGCTTCGAGACGGTGACGTATCAGCGTCCGCGGCGTACGCTGCTGTTAGAGTACTACTAGGTAACACCTGGTTGGCCTGGGAACCAGAGTCTGTCTGGTTAACACTGCAACGTCAATTCGACCTTGACGTTCCAACAGTTAATCGTGACAAAATCCTCGCACTCAAAGTGCTGTGTATCACCCCTGCGTTTTGGTGGGATGTTGCTGTGTTTGAAAACACCGTGCTCGCGCTTAACAACGCTGACGTGAACATACGTATCCTACAAGAAGCTACCCCAGGACAGCTTAGTTGGGGCGTCTGTTCCACAGCTCTCGTATTCACCGCGTGGTCTGACATTAAAGACGAACCGGCCTTCGACTACGAACCGCTCGGTTACACCGCAGCAGTGTTGCATCGTGCCGGATACGTCTTGGCGCCTGATTATCTTTCTTTTGCACAAGACGCTCTAAACAAGCTGAACCGGAACGGCACCCCCGTAACAGAGAGTGCCGTCCGATCCGCCTGGGAGGTCTACAAAAAGAAGGACCGTATCCTCACAGATACGCCCTTAGACGGTCAGATAGCTCTTCTAGCGTCCGTGGACGCCTACATGGAGGAGAAGGTGGCGCACCAGGAACAGGACCTCTCTACGCTGCTTTAAACCAACGGGTCTTTCGCGTCCTCGTCCAGCTCCTCACGCACCGCTTGCATCGCAGAGCCGATGTTATCGAACAGGGCACCGTACGCCGGGTACGTGTGCATAGCAATACTCAGTTGTCCCAAGTACTCACCACCATTTTCCACGTTGTCTGCCTGATTACCGAAGTGGTGCTCGATCATACTCATCGCCATTTCGGGCTTCAAGTCAGACAAGAACAACACCACAGACGCTGAGATCTTCTCCGGATCAGGTTTGCCCGTGAAGAGTGTAAGCGCGACACCTGCGCAAAGCTCGGACAACGCATCATTTCGGTTCTGCTTGATGAGCTTCCGTACGCGACTGCGCACCTTGGACTTCTCGGTGTAGTGCTTGATCACATCATCAGGTGCAATCACTACTTCGTTGTCCTGGACGTATGCTCGCAGCGTATTCGCAGGATCCTGGCCGATGCAGCCGCTGATCGCGTAGTGAATACCGTCACTCGTTAAAGACTGCTTACGTGCATCGGCTGCCTTCAAGAGGTCGCTGACCTTCTCCCACGTCGCAGGGCAAGGGAAAGCCTTCCCTGAGTCCCGCAGCTTCCGATCATACAGGTGTGCAGGGTGGGCCTTGATGAACTCCACCACGTGAGGGTGGAAGTCACCAGCACCATCAGCGTACCGAATCCAGCTGGCCTCATTCGCAGCGACAGCTACGAAGGAGAGGCGCCGCCGGAAAGCGTAGTCCTTCTCTGCCTCGTTGACAGCGTAAGCCGAGTCTGACGGGTTCATAGCAGCCACGATCTGTATACCCTGAGGTACAAGGTCTGTGCCGTGCACTCGCCTGTCCTCTAGGATAGTGAAGAACGCCTTGATTACCTGCTTCTCTGCTCTGTTCCACTCGTCCAGAAACAGAATCCCCTCGGGAGGCAGGTCAGCCAACGTGCGCTCCACCAGGAACTCGAACGTACCGTCGTCTAGGTCTGTGCCGTTCTCCAGCGCCTTTTCTGCGATGGCGAAAGCGTGTGTCTTGGCCTTCTCACCGAAACCATTTTCACTCTCTGCCGCGATGCGCAGGTACAGCTCACACTCTTTCAGCTGCTCATTCTTGCGTGCGCGAGACGGGTACGGCACGCCGATATCCTCAGCTTGCATGTGCGCCAGGTACAGCGCGACCATGGGAACCGAATCTTTCCATGTCTTGCCGTGCCATTCGAATGGTGTTGTGGGCTTCCGTCCTTGGGCGATCTGCCGTACGAGATGGGTTTTACCGATGCCCGCGTCTCCAACGAGACACGGAACAACATAAGGAGTGTACCGGGCCGCAGATATAGCGTGTTTGGCACCTTCCAGTGATGTCAGAGGGACGCCCAATTTTGAGAAAAAGGTGTCGCCTGAGAGATCTCCATTAACTTTTGCTTTGGACATGCAATCCTCCGCCACTCATTTGTGAGTGGTCTACGTGATCCCCAATCAGAGGGATATTTTCCAGATAATAACGCGCCCCCGAAGGGTGACCCAGCGCATTTAGAAACGCTGTAATGTTTGTCGCGTCCGCTCGATTTTCTATGCGTAATTTTTCTTGTACGTAACCAGAGCACAAGCAACCGTGGAGCTGTAACGGGTAGCTCCCGCCAAACTCCACGAGACTAACGTAATGGTAGCCACTAAAACCCTTGGCACCTACATGTGGAATAATATCTGAAACAAGCAGCAGCTGGTGTCGTGTCATTTGTGCCGCGAAAACCACATATAAACAATGCTCAACCTGTAGCATCATACGTACGTTAGTAATCTGTATCGGTTGCGTTAAGCGAACTTCTTCCATATGCTATCCTTATGAAGACTCTTCCCAAATTGCCGCGTTCCGACTTAGCACAGCGCTTGCTGTACTTGGACGGAACACCGTTTCGTTTAACGGACTACCCTTTTTTTAACGCTATCTACGACGGAGATTATCAGGGGCTTCTACTCAAATGTGGACGACAGATAGCCAAAACAACGACTATCGGGAACTTCATCATAACTGAGTGTATAGGCATTCCACACTTCAAAACACTCTTTATTTCTCCGTCGCAAGAGCAGACGCAGCGTTTTTCCAACACACGTCTCGGTAAGGTTGTTCACTACTCTCCCCTAGTTCGCCAGTACTTTACAAGTCGTGACTTTACTGACCGTTCTATGTTGCGTATGTTTCAAAACGGCTCAGAAGTCACGCTATCCTACGCTCGGGATGACCCTGACCGCGCTCGTGGTCCTTCTGCTGACCGCTGTTGTTATGATGAAGTACAGGACATTATGTACCAGGAAGTTATCCCTGTTATTAACGAGTGCATGGGTAACTCTAAGTACGGCTACGAGACGTACGCAGGCACGCCAAAAACCTTAGAGAACACCATTGAATACTTGTGGGGGATTTCAACACAGAATGAGTGGATCATTCCTTGCGCGGGATGCAACAAGTACAACTTCATTACAAGCGCAAAGGCCATCGGGCTGCACGGCCCTATCTGTGTTAAGTGTGGCCATGATTTGGATCCAAGGCAGGGACGCTGGTACGCTTTTAACCCTACGTCAGATCTTGCTGGTTTCCATATCTCACAGCCTATGTTGCCCGCGAATAGAGAAGACCCAAAACGATGGAAACGTATTATCAATAAGCTAGAGCGCTACTCCGAAACAAAATTCAAGAATGAAGTCCTTGGGATTTCAGACGCTATCGGTTCACGTCTTGTCAGTAAGGAAGAGCTCGAATCGCTGTGTTCTGACTACGACATATACCGCGCACCCCGAGGCAACGCCCGAGAAGAGTACGTCCATGTCGTTGCGGGGATAGACTGGTCTGGTGGTGGTACGCAAGGCGTTAGCCGCACCGTACTGTGGATTTGGGGCGTGACAAAAGACTACCGTCTGCGCACGCTCTACTTTCGTATCTACCCTGTTACCAGCCCTGTACAGGTCATTGACGATATTGTTGAAGTACTGGAAGCATACGCTGTTGAGCTCGTTGTTGGAGACCGGGGTGAGGGATATCTAGCGAATACGCTCCTGGGGCAGAAGATCGGTCCACAACGCGTCTACCAAGTAAAGTACGGTTCGCAAGCGAGCCCTATAACTTGGAATGAAAAAGCAAAATGCTATTACGCTGACCGTACCGTCCTCATGGACAACTTCTTTATGGTTTTAAAACGTGGAGGAGCTGTTTATCCGAACATCACATACATGACAGAAGCGATTAAAGACACGCTAAACATCTACGAAGAAGTTACACGCGAAGGTAAAAAAGTGTGGAGATGCGCGCCGTCACTTAGTGATGATGCGTACCACGCACAANTGTTCGGTTGGCTCGCTGCTAAATTCGTCATGATGGACTTAGAGTTCACTGGTTAAATCCCACTTACATCTTTGACCCTCGGAGAGGGGTTCGGCCTTTTTCGTAGAAAAACGCCGTTGCCTCGTAGAGGGCTTCAAAGGTGTTTCATCTTTCTACAATCCCATAGGGCACCCTGGTCCTCAGGCGTGAGTAACGCGCAGAGAGGACCTAGAGGTGCCTATCGGTTGAATCAACGAAATTTCTCATCCGTCAGGGATGAGAAATGAGTGTTGTATANTTCTACTTTGCTGCCGTTGCAGCAGCACAGAATGCCTAGGCAATGACAAAGATGAAACCACTCACATCCGATGTTAGGCTGCCCAAGTGCGCACNTGGGGCAGCCTAAGGAGTGTGGTGTCCACTANGCTGTCCGGAGTTTCAGTACTCCCCTGAAACTGCGAACGCGGGATCACACAAAAGAAGAAAAGGCGACGTAACATCGCCGGAAGCTCACGCTTCATAAACTGGAATCACCACTTAGTTCGTTGGACATCTGCATGTGTGAGGCGTCCGAACACTGCATGAAGTCCGCGGACGTTCCACTGGGTTATTCTAGACACAGTCTCCACAAAAGGCGAGTGTAGCAAACAGCGAAACGAGTTCTTTTAAGGGAGACGCGGTCTCTAATACATTCCACTTCGTTGTAGATAATTACCGGTCGGGAGACTCGGCAAATATCGACACTTTGTGATCCACTAAGTTCCTGTGCTATGGTCTCCGGTAGCGTAGCTCCGGTAACCTTAGCTCAGAACATTCCACTACGTTCACCACACAGCATGGCGGGAATCCGCATGGCTTGTGGGGACTTACTTACATACACTCTTGCTAACCTTAGGTGGACACGTGGTCGACGACGTCTGTCGTGCCGCGGGCCCTGAGGTCGTTGAAGCTGCAGCTGCTGTCAGCTGAGCGTGAACGTAAACGAAGTTTACGCCGTAAAGAGTGGCGTTACGCCACACGCGCACAATCAATCCAAGAGTGTTGAGAACTTACTAACGTTGTCTACTGCAGGTCTCCAGAACCTGCTGTGCTGCGTTGGGGCTTCCCTCCAGCTATGCTGGAAAGAACTATACGGCGTAGCACCGTACCTGGTACTAAAAAACTAAGTTCTCGCGTACTAATTTGTGACCACCTCAGCCGTCGGGGCGGGCAGAGTTCTCGGGATCACGAAGTGAAAAAAAGAATGAGCGACGTTGCACCGCTCAAACAACATGACTACGCTTTGTATTTACTATCTTTCTGACAACTGTCAGATAAGGGGTGCCTCGCGGATCCGATGCGCGAGAAGACGAAGAGAGAGCGATACGCTCTCTAACATGTAAAACTAAATACGTAAAAGCGTAAAAATGTTGAAGCACTGGTTCACTATGTTCTGAGGAGCTCGGGGCGCCGCGGTGTTGAATCTAATAGGCTTCGCGTTTGCTGCAAAAGCGGCGCTACGAGATACGTAAAAGTACTCTTTCAGCTTGTAAGGCAAGCAGAAAAAGGAGTGAGCGTTGCGCTCACCGCTGCGCAGCCTTTCGGCCAATATAACTAAACCAATACTATCGACTTGTACCACAGTTACTCAGTTTTTTCGTTTTCCTGCGGAGGTTCTTCAGGCACCTCTTCGGGAGGCGGGCTTAAGACTTTCTCCATTTGACGCAACCGCGCCACTTGTTTAGGCTCCCGTGTATCCGAGGTAGGGATGATGCCACGCTGCGAGGTACGCACGCTTGGAGGACCTACACTGACGGTTCCTGATTCTGGGTAGTCACCCTCAACGTGATGATACGCAGCGCGCATACGGAACTTGTAGTCTCCGTCTTTGTTGCGTTTGATAAACGTAGGGTAGCCGTAAGCGCACGCTTCTTCAGGTACCGACTCACCGATGGAGGTTGAGCGGTACAACGTCAGTATACGACCAGCGAAAGCTACAGGGAGAAAATGGATACGATCAGCCTGGATGTTAGGGTCGACCATGCAGGGGCTGTAGAGTTTGACCTTCCACATGTCTTCTTCGATGATCATCCCCATAAGAGGTCCACGCAGCGTGTGGTAAATCATGAGAGGGAGCCCGTCTAGTCGCGCCTCTAGCACTGCTGTCACGGGATCCCACCAGGAGACCCTCTTGAGAGCTTGCGGCGCTTCAACGGGCTCCTCTGCGTCCTCAGCAGGCTCTGGCACAGGCGCATCTTCCACACTGATGAGTACGTTCTCAGGAATCTGAGACACTTCCTCTTCCAACATATCCATAGTGCGGCTGCGTTTACTGAGCAAAACCTCTGTCAATTCAAGCTGCATACCCTCCACAGTGAGGATACGTTTGGTAGCTTTAATCGAGGAATCCGGCGCGGACCTCTTCGTCCGTGAGGATTTCTTCTTCGGGCGTTTCGATGTCATGTACATGTCCTTGTAAGAAACGGTCGATATCTGTCACTTGACCGTAGTTAGTGCCTGCCTCAACGTCCCAGAGAAACTGAACAGGGAGCCAAGGAAACCGGGTTGCTACTCGTTCTGTTCCGTATTCATACATTAGAGGTTTGATTTGAGAAAGGTATTTTGGTGGTACGGAGAACACAACCGAATCGTGAACGGTGGCATGGAACTGTCCACCCATATCGTTCTTGATAATCGGATGTATCTCATTCATTACCCACAGAACAATGTCAGAACTCGTCGCTTGGATTTTAAAATTAACAGCTTGCCGGTTGAAGCGGTGTTGCAAGGCCCGAGCGTGTGCCATAGGAAAGCGACGTTTCCGTCCAGTCTTTGTAAACACAGCGTGAAAGAAAGCCACTTCATTTTGCGTAAACTGAATGTACTTTGGTATCGATGGAAACATCTGGAACATCAAATTAATGACACTCTGTGCTTCCTCTAAACTGATACCTGCCGTTTCCGCAATCTTTGCAGCCATGGCACCGTAGAGTGTACCGAACACCACGCGTTTACAGTTGGTACGTTTTTTAACTAACGCATTGGCCCAGTCATACCGTTCCTGACTGAAGGGCGGTTTATCCGGTGTAGCGTACCATTGGTCCACCATGTCGCGTGCTTTCTGAACATCCTCGTACTTGACACCAAACACTTTGGACGTGAAGAAACTGTGCGAATCCATACCGTCATTAATAGCTTTGATCAGCTGTTGGTCTTGTGAGTACGCAGCGAAGATTCGTACCTCAGCACCGCGAGCGTCTGTGTTTACCAGTACAGAACCCTCTGGAGGCACAAATATCTTTTTGATATTGTGACCCGCCAACTTCTTCGGGATGTTCTGCATGTTCTCGCCCGAGGAGGATAAGCGCCCTGTGGCTGTTCCTGGGATATGGAAAGACGCGTGCATGCAGCCATCAATCGTTGCGTGGTCGCGCACATTAGCTAGAAAAGTATCTCTAGCCTTCACCGCTTTACGGTACTGTAAAAGGATACGTGGAAACTCGTAACTGAACGTTTTAGCGATGTACAGCAGCGCCTTTTCGTCAGTCTGAATAGACCCTTTAGGCGTGCGCCGTGTGTCATCGTCAATAGGAACAGTAACGTGCCGATCTGTCTCTTCGTCGTGGAACCCCCGAGAGAACAGAACAGTAGCCACGTCCTTCGTACTCCCGATATTGAACATCCCTGCCATGTCGTAGAGGCGTTGTTTAGTGGCCGCAATGGAAGTACTCAACTTATCTGTCAACTCATCCAGGTACGGAACGTCCACAGGAAAGCCTGTAAACTCCATGTCTGCCAAGGTGCGACTCGTAGGTACGATGTGTGTGTGCATCAGTGATTTAACGGGTGCTACGTCGCCGCTATACATGGGGGATTGGCGGCGTTTGACGACGTCTTGTTTGTACTCATTATTAAGACGACGATTTTGATGTAGTAAATGCTGGCGCGTCACATCTGCATCGATACCTGCGTAACGTGTCAGGTCATCCAAAGGGATCTGCGTAAAGTCGAAAGGTTTCTGGAGAACCGGCTCTTTTGGTTCCCGCGGACGTCTAGGCTTGCGCGGCTTAGGTCCCACGTTCTTCTTAACATCCATACGCCGTTTCTCTGCGCGAGCTGTCGTTTTCTCCACTGCCCGTTTAGCGCTCCATTTATCCATCGCTTTTTGATAAACGGTATGCTCTTTATCGTAGACATCCATCGCAGCGGAGAAGACACGTAAAGCTTCTTTGTAAGTTTTACGGTCCTTACGGTAACGTTTACGTGACTGAGCCCGTGTTACATTACCGTGTGCTTCACGGGCTTCATGGACTTTATCTTCGTAACCCGCGTAGCGCGGGAGCCGTGCCTTTGTTAAGTTCTTTAGTCCGTACTCTCCTTTCTTGTCTTCTTCTAGAAGATGTTCGCCACAAAGAGAGTCCCAAACCACGTTCCGTAGATCCCACCCATAACGGTGTACCAGAACTTGCCGGTCGAATTTATCATTGTGCAGTACCTTGGGCTTTGCGCACTCAACTACTTCACGCACATACTGCATCACGATGGGTAATTCTTCTTCTGTCCACCACCCCTTAGGGTGATCTAAGAGGATCGTAGCCGCCTCCCCTGGTTCCCATGCAAAAGAGATCGCAATCATCCGAGAGGTTGCGTCGTACATCTCCAGCATAGAAGTCTCAGTATCAACAGCAATTAAGTGTTTTTCTGGAGGTGCTCCAGGGTGATGATAATCAATGATGTGCCGACAGACGTCTCTGACTTCATCGACAGTACGAGGTATACGGTAGTTGCGTGTTAACTCATCAGCCTTCGCAGGTTTAGCCGTTATACGTTTACCTTCAGCGAATAGAAATACTTTACGTAAATCTCTTATTAATTCTTGGTACAGCCCTGGCTTACCTAGAACTGCACGTGGAGAATACGTCACGAAGAGCTGGCAGAGATGCGGCGGGTCTGAGCTACGCTGCACGTAGTCAATAAACGTGCCGCGCACTTCATCAAACTTTACCTGACGACGCAGTAGAGCACGCAGCGCTAAAGAACCAAAGGCTACAATAACTGTTGGACGTGTTCGCTGCAGCGTTGTATCCAGATGCACACCACACGTCGTTACAATCTTTGCTGCGGGTTCTTTCTCGGACGTGCACTGTACAGCGTATGTGTAGTGCAGCTTAACTGCTTCCCAGCGTTTCCGTTCTTTTTGCTTGAAGTAAAGATTTCGTATGTGCTGAACCGCCATTTGAATAGGGCGCCCTGCACGGTCAGTAAAAGGTTTACTAAGAGAAGGGGAGTCTGTTTGAGGGTAGTCTCCTACCAATAAGATCGTTGCGTCACGTTCACCATCTGGTTGGATACGGTAGTGGTGTAAATACGGACATTCACGACAGGAGGGTGGTTTTTGGGTGGCTGGATCAATAATCGAAGTCGTCACCGTCTATACCTTCACCGGGCTGTACAACCTTGAGTGCCGGTGTACTCTCTGTAGCTTGTTTGCCTTTAGGCGCGGGAGCTGTTGGGAACGTTACGGTATCAAGACCGAAGTCTTCCGGTTGCACACCTATATGCTGTGCTGTCCACTCACGCGACCCCTTAACGTACTCTTGGTAACCCGCCTGCATGTCGCTATCCAGCGCAGGCACATTAAAGACACTGATGTCACGCCAGTTTGCGTGTGTACCGATGTATGGTTTGAGGCGTTCTAGTACACCACTCGTGCGCGCGATTTCATCTGGGATGTGGTACGAGCTACGGCGAGATTGTTGTTTTAGACGTTCAGGAGACTCCCCGCGAAATGCAGACGGTGTACGTTGCATTACTGTGGCTTGCACCGTAGTCCAGCGTACCAGCAACCATTGATTTTGAGCATCGTAATAGAAACCACTGTTTGTGTGGTTCAACTGACCAGGATCTGCGCTGGCTAGAACAGTGCTCAACATCTTCGGACGTGTATCGTCGATATCCTGAGTGTCAATAGCTGGTGTGTGTAAGATAGTGTCTATCAGGTCTGAGCTGAGAGAGATCTGGGAGATACGCTCTAAGTCAGAGCGTGTGGCGTGAAAGAAATTCTTAGCGTGCTGTTTGTAATCGAACCCACACGCTTTCATTACTGCCCAAACAGCGTAGTGGTTGATGCGACTACGTGACACACCACCAAACTCTAAACCACCGCCGTCACTGAACTCATCTTGCACCTCATGGAAGCACCGGTACACCTTACGCGCTAAGCGAAAAGCAATGAGCGTCAACTCGTGACGGATCTCTACAATCTTTTGCTCACCGTAGCGTTCCAACAGTATGTCCTGCGGCGCACGGCGCTCTCCCTTCTTATCCATTTCAATCATGAGATAACGAGAGATGTCTGCAGCGTCACGGGGTGTACGTATACCGGCTAAACACACAGGGTAGCGAGCGACATACTCTTGATGATGCCCACTAGCCGTNCCNTAAACCGTAGTCACAGACTCGTGTACCATCCCCCGAAACTCTTGCTGCAGCATACGTGCTTGGACACTACGCCGATCGTTGGTTCCCTTGTCTTCAAACTCGTCCAAGCAAAGTGCAAGGTGGCTGTAGTTCATGCTTTGCCGAACACCCGCAGCGGTGTAGTTATCCATAAACAACGCGTGCTGTACTACGTTGATTCGTGGACCTTTGACACGCCCAATAAAACCTCCGAGGAGGCTCGATTTACCGCTAGACTGGTTAGCCGTAAACATAATCATGGGGAGCATGGGGATAGCGTCTGCCATACATAGTGCCATACACAACCCTGCCAAATACTCCGTCATAACCTTATGGTTCTGAAAGTCCCAACCGTAGTGCAACATCTCACGCAAGATATTGAACATCTCTAACGGGGTGTACTTAGGCTCTTTGTTCAAGTCTGCAGCGGATAGTATTTGAGGACAAACCACCCGTGGAAGGGCACGCGAATCTAAGCCTGACATCCACACCACTACGTGTTCATCCGCAGGGCCAGGTAGTTCTTGCCAGATAAGACGATCCTCAGCTTCAAAATCGCCACGGTACATCTTAGGTCCGTTTACGAAGTAAAGACGAAAATCATCTTCCTTAGCTAAGGGATCAATGTGCGGCGCTACGCAGTGCAGCCCTGCACCTGCATAACGGATCTGAGACGTGCGAGGGAGGAGACTGGTAAGCCGTGAAACAGCTTTGTCCAGGTACGTGAGGTAAGCGTTGGAGTATTGTTGATACACCGCTGCGCTTTTGTTCTCACTGTACTTAGCCATAAAACCAGGCTCACCGACGTCTTCAATGATGAACTGCAAAATGTCTTTTCGAAAAATCATCTCCAGGTTAGAACGGATACCCTTTACATCAGCGATAGGTAACTTCACTACTTGCCCAGTTTCGGTATCCCAACACTCTAAAGTGTTCTGGTGTTTCTCAACTTGTAACCGCAAGATGTGGAGACGCGTAGCGAGCACGTTCTTCAAGCGCTCTATGAACGCGTCTTCGTATTCATCACCTGTACGTATGGCGTTAATTACCTCCCCTTGATTAACGATGGGAAACTGTTTGACGATCTCGCCTACATACGCTTGTTGCTCTGCGCTGTCCCTGACGAACCTACCCCAATCAGCAGCTGTGTTCGTTAAGCACCGTACATCATCCGAAGCGAGTGCGTGCATCTCTTTAGCTGCGTACGATGCAGCCCATGTGTGTGGCAACATATAGTTGTCTTCTCGACGCAACTCCTTCTCTACCACAGCCATACCGCAGCGTTTCACGGCGTCATCGGGATCCGTTTTTTCAGGTACTGTGGCTGTGAGTGTGTCTGGCTGACGTAGAACAGTAGGCCAAACGAAGACACGTGCACCGAGTTTAGCCGTACCTTCTAGCACTGTCTTGACGAACGCCTCACCACCATCGTCACAGTCACCTACGATGTAGCCGCGATCGAAACCGAAAGGTTTTAACGCATCCAGCCCTACGGTGCTTGAACCGCCTCCGCTGAAAGCGAAAAAATTAACCTGACCTGTGTGGAACTGATTACTAAATAACGTCAATGCGTCGAACTCCCCCTCCATAAGTAAGAAAGAGCGCATCTCGTCATTACGATACAGCGGGTGGTAGATAGGTGTACCGTACAAACCAAAGACACCGTTATGCGGCACCGTAGTGTCCGTTACAAAACGTGTGTCTTTAGCAGCCACGTACTTCCCTTTGATGCGTTGAGGGATACGTCGCAGTTTAATTTTGCACGGGTCCGTTGGTGACATACCGGAGAAGAAAGCGAGTGAGCCTATCCAGTGTGTCCCCTCCAACACATCTCCCAAGTACTTAACGGCAGCATCTCCGAAGTCGTCCGTTTTATGTAGTTGAGCGTACTGCGTCAAAAGCTGACGCAAGCGATGCTCTCCTGGCAAAACGCCGATAGGACAGTGGTGATAGTTGTTAGGGATGTTCCGGTAATCTAGGTAGTGCAGGGCGCTTTGCACATACGTGAGCTCGGGCGGTGGTGGATCTTTACGCAGTAAAGTGAGTGCGTCGCACAGCTCACCGTTCATTACGGCGTGCAAGATACGCTTCATTTCGAAATGGTTATGTTGAGCAGTGAGTCCTTTGATGTTCGCGTGAGATATTTTTATGTTGTACCGCGTTTTAAGTTCTTTGAGCGCAGCTACATAACTGAGAGGTACCGCTTGTAGCTCCTGGTAGAACCTAATAGGGTCATAAAAATACTTCCCACATTGGGGACTAAAACACTTCGCGTATCGACGTGTTAAATGTATGACAAAGGACGGGTCCTTATCCTGATGGAAGGGACAGCGACCTTTTATCGTTCTATGTGATGACGTCCAGCGGTTTGTTGGATGTACACTACGTAATAGATGCATCCAGTCAGGCACATCAATCTGATTCCAGATCTGCTTGACCGTTTCAACCGGAACATATGCTGTTGGATTTTTTACTTTGGCGCGTTTACGACCACCCTGTCCAGACATGTATATGACACTTTCCTTTTACCTCTCGTGTTTTCGCTACCCGAAGAGGGGGCATGTTGTAGTTTTGTAAGCACAAAAACCACAAAGCCAGCTCTTGCAAGGATCTTGATCCTCGCTCTTTTCAGCAGCCCTTGTCAAGAAATCTATTAATTCAACCCGAAGCTCTTTGTACACAGTGCGTGCGGAGAAGGGGGCTAACCATTCCATCCGACTACCTTTGTCATCAGGGTCTGCACCCACGTTATGTATACCTACTTGTACTGCTATTGTTTTAGGGTTATGTGCTTGTAGCACTACAGCGTAGGGAGCTAACTGCGCTCGGTGTTTTTCCAGAGGCATTACTGCACCAGTTTTATGGTCAACAGCAATTGTTTCTCTGCTGGGTAACGTTAACGTAAGGTCGACCACACCTGTGAAAAGCGCTTTTTTTGTGTAACCCCTCGTAGGTGTGAAATCAGGATAAATACCTACGTTCCTTTCTGCTTGTACCTTTGAGGGGTGTACTTGGTGTTTTTGACACAGCGATTTTAATCTCTGCGTAAAGTCCTGCACAGCATCACGATACAGCTGCACAGTAGTAGCTTCATCGTGTGTCATCTCTTTGACTTCAGCTAGTTTCGCAAACGCTTGACCTACCCCCATACCCATCGCAATCCACTCTAGAACCAAATGGATGTTCTTCCCTACGCGTGTTTTGAGGGGTTCTATCATCCTCACGTAGTCTTTGAGATGGTACTGCCGATGGTACTTATAGGGGCACGTCAGCGCGCAGTTTGCTTTCGAGTAGGACCAAGGGCTTTCGGCTAAAACTTTATCTGGAATAGTGAGTGACATGAGGACTCCCTTGCTNAAAAAACAAGGGGCGCACAGACGCCCCCTGTAATACGAACACTAAAACGTTAAGATGCACCACAAGGGTTACATGTCGCCAGAGACGTCCGTGGGGTTAGTGGAGTCACCTGTGTCAGCATCGAAGTCCACACGCTCATCCACGTCGCCCATGCTCTGTGCCTGCTGCTGCACAGAAGCGTAGTGGATCTCCAAGTAGGCTTGCCGCTCCGTCGTGATCAAGTCACAAAGAGCATCTGCCGCATCTTGCAGGTGCAGGGGTACGTCTTCTTCTGCAGGAGCTACCTGGAAGATGTAGTAGTCACCCTTGGCCGGGTTGCTGATGGACTTCGTAGTCAACGCAAACCAAGCGCTCCACAGGTTGCCCTGACGAGCGACCAACTGGTCGACACGGAGTCCTGCTTTTTTGCTGGTACGGTAGAATTCCAGGCGGTAGAGACGCAAGTTCTGTCCCATGACGACCATACAGACGCCATTATCGCAATCCGTCATCTTCCCGGTTGTGTTCTTGCCCATAGGAAGCTGTGGACAAGAATCGCAAGCACCAAAAGCGCTGCCCATTTTACCGTCTGGGGCGAAGCATGTCGGAGCTTTGAACTCACCCTGTTGAAACATGCGGTTCTGTTCGTAGAGGTAGAGCGGAACGAATTTGAACGACGCGTCCAGAACTTCCCCGCCGTCTGTGACCATCTGACCATCACTAACGCTTGGAGGACGTTCACGAGTCATACGTTGAATGATACGCACGGTTGGAATCGTCCAACGTGTGTTCATTTCTTCGCGACCCTTCACGGTTGGAGCCAGTGCCTGCTGCAACGCCATGATCTGTTGCTCTGCAGCCTCATCCCCTTCAACGCCGTCCAGTGTGGTCATGAAACGCTCTGCGAGAACAGTCTTAGCTGTCTGCAGTGCGGTACTGTACGCATCCCCCGCCGTTTCCCCTGTTGTTAGTGCTGTTGTTTCTTTGTTGTTTTCTTTGTCTTTCTTTGGCATCGTTAACGTAGCTCCTTTGTGAGCCCTCATTTAGCCATGAAACTGCAAAAGGTGCAAATGTTTTTTAAACTAACACCAAGTGCAGGTAAAACTCCACGATGACACGAGTTCATAATGGAATCTGAGACACGATCAAAGTCATTATACGACCAGTATTACCTCGACGTTAGCCGCACGGAGATACCGAACGGAGCTAGCGCGGAGCGCACGGCTTTCCGTGAATACTACGCCACACAAGATTCTAAAATTCGTGAAAAGATTATTGAAGGCGGTTTACGTTTTGTCGTTAAGTTGGCACGACAATACCGTCCTAAAGATAATGAACAACTGATGAATCTCATTAGTGCAGGTAACGTTGGTTTGACTATCGCTTTCGACCGCTACTGTCCTTGGGTTATTGCATGTCCGCGCTGCACTAAACGTACATATGTCAAGCAACCCAAACACCAACGCTGTAAAAAATGTAACCGACGTCTACGTGCTGCTGACGCGCGCCCCTTTACAACTCGATTTTTAACATACGCAGCGTGGTGGATTAACGCAGAGATACGCGAGATGCTCTACGGTGCACCCATCGTACACCCAGCAATTCACCTACAAAAAGAGTATCGCCGCAACGGTACCCCTATTACCGTACGTCCTGTTGAGTTATCAGATTATACAGAAGAAGAGTATCTTCAAGACAACCCTGCAGACGTTGAGCCTATCAACCGTAACGCCCAAGAGCAGCTTTACCGTATCTTAGAGACAGCGCTATCTCCACGACGCGCCTTCGTACTGGCTGCGTATTACGGTTTACGCGGAGACCAACCTAAGACGCTGCGTGAGATATCTAATCGACTAAGAATCACACCTGAACGTGTACGGCAGCTCAAGGAAGAGGCGAAAGAAACGCTGAATGCGGTCTTGGGACGGGAGAGGGTTCACACCCTGGACGACGTGTACGCTTAGAGATCTTCGCGGAGACCGCCTGCCCACTCCAATGCGTCCGCCATACCCTTCAGGTACGTCTTCCGGTCATCAGACTTAGCACGGCTGTGACGCTCGTATACGGTCGAGATGCCGACACGTACTTCCTTGACCTTGCGGATAGCGACCTTGGACTTTTTCAAGCGCTCCAGTGCGGTATCCAAGCCTTGACGTTGGATGTTGGGCTTACCGACAGCATCCTCGGCGTTGGCTTTTGTTGCGGCGCGGCCACGTGGCTTCTTCGCAGCTTTTGTAGCGCGTGTCTTCTCCGCAGCTTTCTTGACATCTTTAGCTGTGGCGGGCCCACCCTTCATCAGTTGACGAAACAGTTTGAGTTGCTGTGCCGAGCCCTCAACTGTCAGTAGCTCCCGAGCTTGCGTAAAAGCGAAGGTGCCCTTACGTAGCGCGGTTTGTACCTCAGTTGGGAGTTCCAGAAGCTTCAGACGCTGGCTGATGTGGCCCTGCGACTTACCGAAACGGGTCGCCAACGTCTTTGCGGTCAGGGGCACACTTTTCTTGCCAACCATAACCTTTTGCCCCAAAAGAAGCTTGTACGCCTGGGCCTCTTCCAGTTCGTTCAAGTCGTCGCGCTGCATATTTTCTTGCGCACGGGCGAACATCGCGTCCACTTCAGTGCCAGTGAACCAGCACACAGGCACAGTTTTACGCTTCAGTAGCTTGTGTGCGCGTAGACGACGCTCCCCGGCTACGAGGTAGACGTTACCGTCATCGTCCCGACGTACGAGGATAGGTTGCAGCAAACCCTCCACTTTGATGGAGTCAACGAGTTGCTTCATCTTGACACGATCAAAGTCTTGACGAGGGTTGTCGCCCGCTACGACTTGGATGCCAGTAACAGGCAACTCTGCGTCCGCTTGCTTCTTCTGCGGAGGAGCTTTTTTAGGTTCTGGTTTCTTTTTTGTTGTCATGTCTGCTCTCCTGAGCGTTGGTTGTCGTGTGTCTGTTATTTACGCGGTTCGTGCGGAACGATCAAGTAGCTTGAACAACATTTCACGTTGCCCCCGCAGCGCTGCCAGCTTTGTTTCAGACGTAACCGTCTGAAGTTCCTGCTCTAAACGCTGCAATTCCAAGATGTAATGCGAGTGCTGTGTGTGGTTCTGTGCTGCGGCCAATGGAAAGCCATCCACATCTACAACATCGCCAGCTAGTTGGTCAGGTAGCACTCCCGGGACCGAACTCAGCAAACCCGAAAGCACCGTCGCGACAGGACGCGCTGCGGGGTGCAACGCACCAGCAGCTGAGGCAACAACGGCACCGAGCTTGACGGTAGTGACGACGTCTTGCCTGTTCCAGCGTCGCCGGGGTTTTGTTAAACGTGAAACGTCTTTACTGAACTGATGCACACCGGTTAACAGTGTCGTAAGCATCGTTTTCTTCATGGCTTCTCCTGTTGCAGGAAAGCTCGCACACGAGCCATGTCCAAGGACGGTATGCGCGAGCCATCTAATTGTTTCCCTTCCAGTATGTCTCCCACGGCATAAAAAAATTCAGGGGAGAGCTCAGCGACTGGAACACTAAGCTGTGTGAAGTAACAGGTATGCAGGGCTTCAATCAGACGGTAACGATCTACGATCTCACGTGCAACCTCATGGTGCTTACGGCGTGTCATTGTGCCTTTTCAAAAGGCTTTGTGCCATGTACGGGGCAAAAAGGTACGTTGGCCTCAGGGTCCAGTTCAGAACCGCAGAGGGGACAGCGTGCATCCTCCTCTGCAGTTTTAACGGACTCATCTTCTTCCACGACTGCGTACTTGGTCATTTCGTCATCAGACACGTATCACCTCGGTTGAAGCTATACCTACTGGGGTGTCTCTTGTACCTCAGAAGTTGCAGCTTTTTTGTTCGACGCCTTCTTAGCTGTCTTCTTCGTCTTCGAAGCGTCTGTTGTTGTCTTCTTTTTCTTCGGACGACCACCCTTGCGCGGCTTAGCCTCACGAAATGCGGTGGCGAGAGCGTTACGTACGGTTTTGTCACAGAACGCTGCGCAGACTTCGGTCATCGTCTGTACTTCGCCCTTGAAGAACACTACGAGATCAGGGAATCCGCCCTCTGGTTCGTTTTCTGTGAAGAACTTCTTCACGTGTTCCACAGCCTCTTCACGTTTAGCTGCCCGCGCTTCCAGCTCTGCGATTTCTCCACTATCAACTTCACGTGGTGCTTTGCGATGACAACGAGAGCACTCTTCTGTAACTGTAACTTTCATGTCTTCTCCTGTTATTGGGGAGTCCACTCCCCAGCTACGGCACGCTCTAGCCGAGCGCAAGTTTGTGTTCCGGGTATACCGTCTACGGTAATCCGGTCTCTTTTGTGTCGGTCATTCCAATTGGCTTGAAAACGGCGAACAGCGGTTGTTGTTTCATTACCCATGTCCCCATCGATACCGTACTTGGGGAGTGGGTTAGCGTACAGTTTTGTTAGTGCGGTCTGTATCTCTATTACAGAATCAATAGACGTATCAGCATCTTGTGTTTCGTAGTCACTGTAGGGATCTTCAGCATAGCGAATAGACGCCTCAAGTTCCTCTTCGTCTACGACAGGGTCCATACCTTCAGCACGGACGAAGCGTTTAATGAAGTCGTACTCTTCAACGGGGAAGGTCTCGAACGCTGCGTCGTTACAGAGATTGAAAGGCCACAGAGGGCCCATGTCAAACTTAGTACGTCGCCAATCAGTGTGCTGGCTCATACGTGACCGTGCCATNCGGTTNCCNGTGGCAGCGATACAGAGNCGCTTCAACTTGATGTTCGTGATAACTTGCTCCCAGAGATACGGAAGCATGTACTTCGCCCCTCGGAAGCGTGGTTCCATACGTACCGGCTGCTGCACGTCGAGGATACTTTTCTTCAGACGCCCTGCCCACCAGTACCACTTCCCACTTTTGCGTCTAATGACGAGAGGATTAACCACTTCGATATGTATCCCGTCGCCATTACGCTTCGGTTCGCCCCAGCACCCATCATGGAGAGGAAGCAGCATCATCGGTGTGCCGTCGAGCATCTCAATGAAGTGCGTTACTGCGCCGGGCAAACTCTTCCACCGCAGTACGTATTTACCGTTCTTTTTTGTAATCGACCCCGCACGACGAGTAGATCGCCTACTCTGATACGCTTTCGCAGCAGCTTCTGTATCGAACGCCTTAGCGTGCCAGACTTTAAGTGACGAGAACCAACTCATGGTTCCCCAACCACCTGTGCCTGCCGTAGCGTGGTCTACCCACCAGAGGTTATTAACTTTCTTGAGACGCCCACGACGTCCTTGTACTGTAGGAAGGTACTTTTTGAGTGAAGGCTTGTGCAACGCGACATCGAGATGTGTTCGCTCCCACAACAACTTGAGTGTGGCGAGAGCTTCTGTCTGAGTGATAGGGCCAGCCCCTGCGTGTATCCACGCCTCTTTCCAGTCCGCATAGATCTGTTGCTGACGCTGCAGTAAGTCTTCATACATTCTTTATACCTTCCTTCCTCGGCATTGGTCCCAGTAACCACACCACTTGGCGCTGCACACCCACGTAGCGGGGTCACACGGTGGAAACACTCCCGCTGAGATGGCATTCGCCACACTACTAATGAGTTCTTGCACCCAGAGATGGTCGGCGCGTGTGCGGTGTGATGTGATCCGCTTTACTTTTGGAACCTTTGTTTTAATTAACTGATCGTAACGAACAGTGGGAATTTGTTCTACCAGAGAATAAACGGACAACTGCAACGCGTTGTCTGTGTCCGCTTGAGAAGCTGACCGTGCTTTCGTTTTTAAGTCAGTGATGCAGAGACGCATGTGCTCCGGGACTTCCACACCCCGTCGTTGCAGCATTTTATATTCAATTTCGGACACGCCTGAGGGTACGTTTGTATCGATTAAATCGATGAACCCGAGCATCGGAACTCCCGCGATCTCTGTATCAAAACGTTTCTCGATACCGCGCGTACCGTCTTTTGCAACTTGAGGTTTAACTGTAGGTGCGTGATGTGTATTGTACAGGCGAACCAACGTCGCACCCGTATCTTTTAGTGGACCCTCCGTAGACCTGTCTGTCACGTCCGTTAAGCTTTCAGAGAACTCATCAGAGAACGCGTCGAGCACTTCTTCGTCGTTTGCAGGAGTACCGTGGTCAACAATGTGATGGTGCGTAAGTTCAGCTGCTTTGTGTGTCCCTCGACCCAGTGCCATTGCAATACCCGGAGGACGGAGCTCATCGCGCACATACCGAAACATGTACTGACGCCCACAGCGCAGATACATCTCAGCTTGCGTAACACTCAACCGCCCCTTCGGTAACTTTAAAGGAAGGGGGCGCTCACGTAATTTTTCAGTAATTTCTGCAGTCTCCTCGGCTGAAAGTTCAACTAGAGGAGTATCTTCTCGGCCTTTGATAACCACTATCTACCGCCTTTTGGGGGGCGTGTTGATTCCCCGGAGATATAGGTGTCACTTGTGTAATCCACGGCAGGTCCTTTACGTTTCAATGCTTCGCTGTTGCCTCTGATGGACGTCATGTCCATGACATCTGCGCTAGTGCCATCCTCATCGTCATCCTCGTCCTCATCAGGAGGGTTATCAAAACGCTCTACCTCAGATACTTTAACTTTACGTTGTAGAGGATCACCCCAAGGGTGGTTACACAGCGTACATGTTTCGGGATAAGTACCTTCCATACAGACGACTTCAATTTCAACGTGATCATCCCCTGCGGTGATAATTTTAATCATCTCAGCGTCATTCTCTACCGCAGGTTTTAGACCACGTAGAGCGAGCAGTTGACGAATATACTTAAACACGTCCTCAGTTTCGAATGTGATTTTAGTTTTCATTCCAGCTCTCGTGGTTTGATAGTGGGGCGCGTGACGCGCCGACTGTAGATACACGCAGAATCAAACAGCGCGACCTTGTTGGTGAGGCATGCAGCTTGGTGCGGACAACCTGAGCACGCCAGTACGGTTGTAATCGTTTCTGCGACGTTTTTGCGCAGCGATAATGCTCGCGCCACGTTCATGTCAACCGTCGCTTTACCGAGTAAACGATACACTGTCACTTTCTTAGTCTGGCCTACACGATAGTTACGATCCAAGGACTGCAGATACGATTCCAACTTACAAGGCAGGCTAAAGTAAATGGTGTACGAAGCGCTATTCAACGTGATCCCAACCCCTGTTGCGACCTGACCAAGATACACACGACACTCAGGATCCGTGTTGAACGTATTCACGGCGACCCCTACTTTTGGCGTCGTACCGTCTACTCGTACATGCGCCCAACCGTCTGCGTCGAGCGCCTCTTCAATGATGTTCATCTCTTCGCGAAACTGTGCCCAGATAATGCACTTATGCGATTTCTCAGCAAGAATTTCGGAAAGTTTACCGCGTAAAACATCCAATTTGGCGTTGGAGCTGAAGCGGTCGGCAACGGCTTTTACCCTAATATCTGTGTCTTTTTTACAAACCTGCGTGTAGGGCTGAATGTGCTCTTCCACACAGTTACGTACATGTTCACACCCGTCACAGATGTTAGGTAAGTCAGGTGTCTTTAAAACAAAACCCGAAGTCACCTGCTGCAACTTGAATACGAGGATACCTGGATTTGGAATATCCAAGGTACCTGTGGACGAGAGGAGCCCTTCCTCTTGTAAAAGCTGAGCTATGGAAGCGAAATCACCCGTGACAAGCAGCCCGTTGTAGACACGTCGTTGGTCACCTGTGAGCTTCACAGGTATGTCAATGATCTGTTGACCGGGTAGGTCCAAACACTCTTCCTTCGTTTTATCCAAAGCAAGAACGGTTACGCGATCACGCAAGATGTGCAGGTTTTTAAAACCAATCACGATGCGTTTATTCCGAGGAGCTGTGACGCAGAACTGTTGTTTGAACTTCCAAAAAGCCTCGGGTGCAAAGTACGGTGCGAGGAAACGTAGCTGTGGGTACATGTCTCGGGGGTCACCCAAAGACGGTGTACCCGACATGATGATGCGGCGGGCCGCTTTCTTGCTCAGCTCCCGTGCAGTCTTAGAACGCGTACTCGTCTCACCTTTAATCTGGTGCGACTCATCTGCTACGATGGCGTTGTACGGAACAGCTGCGGCGATTTCTTTGTAGTACCGAGACGCTGTCCCGTAAGACATCACCACACCAGGGTAGTCCTTGGCATCAGCAATCTGTTGCAGCTTCTTTTTCTTGCTGTACCCGTCCACCACACGAAGTTCTTGGTTGATACCGTGGATCGCTGGCTCTTCACCCCAGACACTCAGCACCGTACGTGGGCACAGTATCAAAGGATAACAACCCGTCGCCCGGTGCCAGTCGAGGATGATTTTTGTCTTCCCTAGACCGCAAGCGTAAAATAGTGCTGCACGAAAGAAGTACAAAGCATGGACGAGCCCCTCCATCTGATGTGCGTAGGGTTGCGTTTTGAATTCAAAGCCTACCGGAAGACGTTGTGTTTTGATGTACTGCTCAAACTGGTCAACAGTGTGTACCCACTGCTGTGCCGCAGAGGAGAGCGTTACGGGAAGCTCCAGCGCTTTGATGTCCGCCAGGACGGTACGGTGAAACGGGTGGTAAGCAGGGTAATGCCAGAGCCCGTTGAGTAGCGTAGCTCCGTAAATCTGGGAAAGACGCAGGTCTGTACTGTGTGTCACAAAGACGGGTGTCCCAACAACTTTTGTAACTTTGAATGTGAGTGTCATGTTTATCTCGTTGACTCTACGTCACGACTGCTTTAACGTCAACAGAACAGTTTTCACAACGATACACATACTCTGAAAGGCGTCTGCGCCCTTGAAATTTCACACGTTGATGCGGCGGAATAAACCGATGCGTGACTTTAATTACGTGAGGCAGACACCACTCGCACCGCGGACAAATCGCATGTTTGGACAGAACCCACGGACCCTGATCTTCACTTTTTTGGTTCAGAAATCGCGAGACTAAGAGACACGTATGCCCTATATCGCTGCGCCAGCGTCCTTGAATATACGCACAGGTATCCCGAAACAACCCTTCACGTGTAGCGCATACCAGCGCTTCTTTACAGTTACCGCAGTGCAGTCCCATTTTTATCGACAAACAGTCTTTTTGAGAGGGACACGCCATGCATAGGTCCTTCTTGTATTTTGGTTTACTATCAGCCATGGTATCCTCTGGTTTAACTAAGGTGATGACATGAGTGGACTTTCTACCTCAGATCTCGAATCGTTATTTCGGCAAAACTCTTCACACCCAAACCCCATGTTTGACTTCCTCACAGGGTTTGTGCCGAGACGTCTGCGAGACCTATTTCTCTGGATGGAATATCTGTACTACAACTCTGCACAGATATTCGCCGCACTCAAAAAATTCAGTGAATATCCTATCACTGATATCAGTTACGACACACAAAACGCAGCTCAAGAAGAGCGAGTGAAAGAGCTGCTTGAAAAAACAATCAATGTTAAAAACGTCCTTATTACTTGTGGTAGGGATCGCTGGATTTACGGTAATGCGTTCATCTCCGTGTTCCAACCTTTCGTACGTTTTTTATTGTGCCCGCGTTGCGGGAAACTAGTCAACATCAAGCACGTCAATTACCGCTTTCGGTATCGTAAAAAACCACAGTTCCGTTACAAGTGCCGCAAGTGTAAAAACGACGTCACTGGTAAAGTAGTAGACCGGAAAATCACTGATCCCAAACAGATTCACATCATCCGTTGGGATCCGAAACAGATGGACATCGATTACAACCCTATCAGCGGGAAGTCGGTGTACTACTACTCCATTCCAGGAGCGTTAAAACAAAAAATCGAAAAAGGTAACAAACACCTTCTAAACAGCATGCCGCTCTCGTTCATCAAAGCGTCCCATGATAACAAGATGTACCAGTTCAACGAGGGGCAGATTTACCACATGAAGGTAGAGCCCCCTGCAGGTATTGACCAACAGTGGGGGTTTCCTCCTCTGACTGCGGCTATCAAACTCTTCTTTTACGCAGCGGTGTTGCGTAAAGCGAATGAGGCCGTAGCGCTGGATCACCTTGTTCCGTTCCGCATCATTTATCCCCAAGCAGCGTCGAGTGGTGCTGACCCTGTACAGACAATTGCTTTAGGGAACTTGTTCGACAACGTTAAAGAAGGTCTTCGTCTTTGGAGACGTGACCCACTTACTATCATGCACTCCCCTGTACCCGTAGGCACCGCACAACTTGGAGGTGACGGTCGTGCGCTCCTTACTCTTGGAGAAGTTAAAGAAGCAGAAGACGGCATTATTGCTGCGATGGGTATTCCACGGGAGTTTGTTTATGGTGGACTGTCTTTCACTGGTTCTGCAATCACGCTTCGTATGTTGGAAAACCAGCTCCTCACGTACACCTCGGAACTAAACGACCTCTTGCAGTGGGTTACTGACAAAAGTACCAAGATGCTAGGGTGGGCAAAAACTTCCGTGGAGCTAACCGAGTTTAAGTTGATTGACGACGTACAGCAGAAACAGGTGCTGCTATCGCTGAACCAGCAACAGCAGATGATTTCCAACACCACCATCGCAGAGCTGCATGATTTCGATTTGAAGAAAGAGCGCGACAGACGTATGCAGGAACAGCTGGATGAGGTCCGCTTCCAGCAAGAGTTACAGCAAAAAGTAACCAAGATGCAAGACACCTTAGCGCAACAGGCGCAGCGTCAAGCGATGATGGGCCGCGGCAACATGCAGTACGACCAGCAACAAATCATCGCTAATGCGGATACTATCGTTGAGCAGCTTATGCAGATGGACCAAGGGATGCGTAAGAGCCAACTCCACGCATTGCAAATGGAGGACATGGTCATGTACTCCGTAGTGATTCAACGCTTAGAACAAGCGCAACTCTCACAAGCTCAAGAAGCTAAGCAGGCCGGATAATCATGCCCAAAGATACTGCTTCCTTTGCTGATGCCATCAATGAAGCGCGCCAGATTCCAGAAGATACTGGCGAGGGTGCTAGCCGTGAACTACCTGCGGGGTTGTTAGGTTTTCCTGTCCCTACAGGCGAACCGATCATCGACGGAGACAAACTCAAGTCTAACGCAAAAGAAACGAAAGAGGACAACGGTATTTACGGCGTACCGTCGTACCGTCTCCGTGCGCATGTACGTCGTTTTGTTTTGGGCGCAATCCCCGCAGACAAGTTTGGGGATGACGACCTGGGTGAGCTTGATGACAGTCTTGCCTATGAACAATTGATGAACGACATGCTACGCGGAAGCGCCGTGCCGCGTTGGGAAGAGCGTAACATTCTCCGTAACGGTACACTCGTCATCATCTGTAGCTGGCTCACTATTCTTCCCAAAAAAGAAACGAATCAAAAAGAAACTACAGACTGATTGTTAGTCAGCCTGTAGTTCCTGGTCCTACTCCACAGACGGGAACGCCGAGTAGGACATACGTACAGTCGGTGGACGACTCCCCTTGTTTACGTTGTTGACCTTAGATCAACAACAGCAGGAATGGAGCGATCCACATATTACACCTCTTGGGTTGCCACGGGCTTGGCCTTGACCCGTGTGGTTTTCTTAGGAGCGACCTTAGCCTTGGTCGCAGTCTTCTTCGGCGCCACCTTCTTCTTCGGAGCCGCAGCCTTCTCCTCCGGTGCTGCCTTCTCCTCCGGTGCCTTCGGCGCCGCCTTCTTGCTGTGCCTCCAGCGCGCCCGCTCACCCATGGAGAACGACGTCTTGTGTCCCTGCGCCCGCTTCCTCGCCAGGTCGCGGTTTCTCGCCTTGGCACACGCACGGCAGTACCGGGGCGGGTCGTACAGGTCACCCTTCTCCAGAAGGTTATGCCCTCGGATGGCACGTACCGCGAGACCGACAGTCACCACGACATCGTTGCCGTGAGGACACCCCTTCTTGCGGGCACTCTCGTCTCCGTGGTACCCCTTGCACGGCTGCACACGAACGATCTTGCGCCGCTGCGCCTGGATGCGCTCAGCCCGCTCCTCCTCGTTCAGCTCCAGACCATCGAGGTTTGTACCGTCGTAGAGCGCCAACAGCAGGCTCATGTTACGGTAGTCGATGTAGGTTGCGGCCTGTGTGGCGAGACAGACTTGCGGGAGCTCTGGCAGCTCCAGCACCTCGGGCTTGCGGTGCGGGTCCAGAATGAAGGCACCCAGTGCATTGGACGCCTCCTCAATTTGGTCGCAGATAGCATACACATCCTCGACCTCCAGGTGCACACCCTCATGGCTGAACTCCGCCACGATCTCAGTTGTCCTGTGGCTGTGCCGAGCCCAGAACAATCGCTGCAGCATGAACAGCGACATCCCCTTTGGAAACTTAACCAGATTTTCTGTGTTCGCCATGGCGAACCTCCTTACGTAAGGGCTGATCACTAAACGTAAATCAGCAGTTGGAATCCCAAACGCCAAGACCCCGCTGTGGCACTATGCGTGGGGGACGCAGTAGTACCAGCAGCGGGGTCTTGACACTTACTTATACCAAAACTAGTCCCAGCTTTTCGTTTTCCCTACAGTGACCTATACTTGGGAGCACACAGAGGACCGGTTTACCATGACCAAATTGACACCCATACTCACAGATGCCGTTACCAAAAGACAAAGCATTCACGCGAAAGCGATTGAAGGCGTAGAAAGTGTATTTCCAATTCAAGCCGGAGAGTTGACTGTCTCTCTTGAGAACCCCCACGTCCAAGCTAAAGACTTCTCCTCACGCGCACAAAAAGACGCCATCCTACACGGACACACACTACAAGAACCGCTACGTGCAGACGTAGTTATTCGACGCGGTCAAAAAGTTGTGAATCGCAAAAAGAAGATGACTCTTGCCCAACTACCGTATTTCACGCAGCGGCACACCTTCATCGTGGGAGGTAACGAGTACAGCGTATCTAACCAGCGGCGAGTACGTCCAGGAGTCTACACACGTGTCCGCGGAAACGAGCAACTAGAGGCAGCGTTCAACTTAGGTAAAGGTGAGAACTTCCGTATCAACATGGACCCAGCCAAAGGTCACATGTTTATGCAGTACGGCTCTACCAACATCCCTCTGTACCCAATCCTCAAACAGCTAGGCGTCAACGATACTCGACTAAAGAAACACTGGGGCGCTGGCATGGTTAATCTCAACCGTGATGCTTTCAAGAAGAAGCAAGACGTTGCGGTGAGTAAGTTGTATGAACGCCTGGTTCCTACGTACCAGCGCACAGCTACCGTCCCTGAAAGCATGGGACGCGAAATCCAGCAGCGTTACCGTGAAACGCAATTAGACCCTGAGGTCACGCACAAGACATTGGGCAAGAAGTTCACACACGTCACACCTGAAAGTATGCTACTGGCATCCCAGAAACTTTTAGACGTGCACCGCAAAGGTGAAGACACCGATGACCGTGACAGCTTAGCGTTTCAAACACTACACGGTGTCGAAGACTTCATGAAAGAACGTATCCAATTAGAGGGGCGCAAAGTCATGCGTAAGGTACGCATCAAAGCTAGCGCCAATCAGCAGAAACCTGAAGTAGACAAAATCGTACCTGTGTCACCCTTTACCCGTTCACTGCGTAACTTCATGACTACGGCAACGCTGTCCGCCATCCCTGCGCAGATTAACCCCGTAGAGATCCTCGACTCTGCTGTGCGCGTTACGTCTCTCGGTGAAGGCGGTATCGGTTCTGAACGTGCTGTCCCTGATGAGGCACGGCGGCTCCACTCCACCCATTTTGGTATGCTGGATCCTGCACGTATGCCTGAGAGTTTTCGCGCAGGCATTGATTTGCGTACCTCTATTTGGGCGAAGAAAGATAACAAAGGGCATATGCACGCCACGATGCGCAACACACGTACCGGACGCTTAGAAGACGTCCCGATGCGGAAATTAGAATCCGCTACCGTCGCGTTTCCTGGAGAGACTAAAAAGAAGCAAGGGGTGAGCGTACTGCGTGACGGGAAAGTTCTATCTGTAGCGCGCAACAAAGTGGACTACGAGTTACCACACCCTTCATTTATGTTCAGCCCAGCGACAAACCTAGTACCCATGACCGAAAGCCTCCAGGGCAACCGTATTATCCTGGGCGGCAAGATGTCAACACAGGCGCTGCCCTTGGTAGGTCGTGAAAATCCCTTGGTGCAAGTTGAGTCTTTCAATCCTGGCCGTACCTTTGAGCAAGAGATTGCGAGTCGTATCCTACCGAGCGCACCTGTTGGAGGGACTGTCGCCAAAATTGATGACGACTATATCTACATCCGACCAGAAGGACGGAAAAAGGCAGAAGAGAACGTCTCCGAATTCCCTCCCTGGTGGGAAGCAGAGAGTGTGCTCATTGAAAAAACCGGGGGTGCAACCCCATTGGTTAAGGTCCCCTACGACTCTAACTTCCCGTTAGCATCTAAGACACGTCTGCACAACACACTGGTTGTTAAACCGGGAGATAAAGTCAACGCCGGTCAACACTTGGCTGACTCTAATTTCACACGCAACGGTAACCTTGCGTTAGGTCGAAACTTGCACGTCGGCTACCTCGCGTACTACGGCGCTAATTCAAATGACGCTGTAGTCGTTTCAGAAGGGGGAGCAAAAAAACTGACTAGTGAGCACATGTACAAAGAGTCGTTGTCCATCGATAACGACGTGGTGCTCAACAAACAGAAGCACCGCGCGCGCTTTGGTATGAAGTGGACAGCAAAGCAGTATGACAATCTGGATGCACAAGGTGTCGCTAAAAAAGGCGCCACGCTACAACCAGGTGATCCAATCATTTTAGTTCTACGTAAGACGCAACCCTCTGCTGAACAAAAAATGTTAGGCAAGCTGCACCGTTCTTTGAAGACCCCTTTACGTGAAGAAGCGGTGACCTGGGAGCACAAAGCCCCAGGCACAGTTATTGACGTCGTCATTACTTCTCGGCGTGCCCTGGTCACTGTAAAAACAGAAGAGACTGCGGGCATCGGAGATAAGGTCGCTGGACGTTACGGTAACAAGGGTGTCATCGCTAAAATCGTCCCTGACGCACAGATGGTACAAACCGAAGACGGGCGCCCTCTCGACATGTTGATGACGTCTGCAGGTGTCGTCTCTCGAATCAATCCAGCACAAATCATTGAGACAGCCGTTAGCAAAGTCGCGCGTAAAACAGGAAAGCCTGTTGTTGTACCATCTATGTCTGGGCGTGATAACGTACGTTGGGCGCGTGGTCTTTTAAAGAAGCACGGTTTAAAAGATAAAGAACCGCTCCTCAACCCTATCACTGGTAAAAAGATTGTCGGACCTGACGGCAAGGGAGTCATGGTAGGGCAGCAGCACATTTACAAACTGTTCAAGTCAACGGACACGAACTACGCTGCTCGGGGTATTCAAGATTACGATGCAAACCTGCAGCCCGCTAAGGGTGGTGCTACAGGTGCCAAGTCTCTTGGACGTATGGAGATGGACGCTTTAATCGCACACAATGCGCGGAACGTCCTCAAAGAAGCAACCACCATCAAAAGCTCACGTAACGACGAATTCTGGCAGCGCTACCAGCTAGGCCAGGCTCCACCCAGGATGGATACGTCTTTTGCTTTCAACAAATTCACACAGATGTTGCAGGGTGCGGGCATCAATGTTGATAAGAGTAATGAAAAAATGACCCTCGGTCCTATGACCGATGCTGACATTAAAAAGATGTCGGCAGGTGCAATCACCAAAGCTGTGATGGTGAAAGAAAAGGACTTCACACCTGAGAAGGGGGGCCTCTTCGATCCGGTCATTACGGGAGGTACGCAGGGTGAACGTTGGAGTCACATCCCTCTGGCTGAGCCTATCGTCAACCCTACTTTTGAGGACCCAGTGCGACGTTTGTTGGGTCTCACCAAGAAGCAGTTCCGGGGCACTTTACGCCGTAAAGGGGGTCGCTACATCCAACAACAGCTTCGCGGTATCGACCTGAAAGCGAAAGAAAAGGAACTGCGTACCATCAACCAAAAGGCTACGGGTGCTGCGCTCGATCAGTCAGTGAAACAACTGAAGGTACTGCGCACACTGCGCAAGACAGGCTTAACACCCGACAAAGCCTACACCATCAGTAGTCTACCTGTGGTGCCACCTACAGTACGTCCTGTTCTACCGTCGCGTGGCAAACGGGATCTCTTGATCGCAGATGCGAACTACCTCTACCGAGATACGATGCTCGCTAATGACGCTTTGAAGATGGCAAAGAAAGACTTGCCTGACGAAGTTGTCGGTGACGCACGTATAGGTCTTTACGACTCTACCCGCGCAGTGTTCGGTCTCGCCAAGCCTGTAAGTCCTCAGCTTCAAGCGCGGGACGCCAAAGGCTTCATCACCAGTATCGCGGGGCAGGGGTCTCCAAAGCGTGGATTCTTCCACGGTAAGGTCATTAAACGCCCACAGAACATGTCAGGGCGGGGAACCGCTGCCCCTGACTTAACTTTGAATATGGACCAGGTGGGTCTCCCTGAGGAGATGCTCTGGACTACCTATGAACCCCACATCATCCGTCGCATGGTACAGAACGGGTACAAAGCCATCCAAGCCAAAGAGATGGTGGAGGAGCGTCACCCTGCTGCACACGACGTACTGTTAGCCGAGACCAAGAAGCGTCCAGTTATTATTAACCGGGCGCCCACTCTTCATCGTTTTGGTATGATCGGTGCATATCCCGTACCCGTACCAGGGAAAACCATCCGCGTGAATCCGTTCTTGGAGAAAGGGCTCAACCTAGACTACGACGGAGACACACTACAGATTCACGTCCCTGTTACTGACGCAGCGACCAAAGACGTGCAGGGCATTACGTTGTCCAACCAACTTTTTGGTGACAAAAACAAATCAGATCTCTTGGTGTTCCCACAACATGAAGCCATCATCGGTATCCACGAGGCGAGCCGTGCGAAAGGCGGCAAACGTCGCAAGTTCAAAACGAAAGCAGATGCCCTCTCGGCGTACAAACGCGGTGAGCTGAACCTACAAGATAAAGTGGAGATTGGGTGATGCCTACACACCTTTCGACTGCAACTATGGACAGACTTATAGACCTTTTCGGTACCGACTACGCGAAGAAGAAACGCACGAAGCGTCGGCGTAATGAGGATGTTCCGTACATAAGGGGGAAACAAGCTGCGCTAGAAAAACTCGGCGTTACAGGTCGCGGACGTTACGTACAGGACGTCTGGAAAATGATGAACGCCAAAAACGTAGACGGTGCGTTTCAGACAGCGCAAAAAGCTATCCATGAAGGCTTTGATCCTCGTTCAGCTATAGACATGGCTGCTTCGAATCCGCGCATCGCCAAAGTCTGGGACCTCGCGCGGCGCTCAGTAGGTACGCCCGCGCGTCCTGCACATGAGGCCGTTCAAACAAACGTCCAAGCACTGATGCAACAAAAGAAAGTGGACGCAGCTTACCAAGCAGCGCGACAAGCAGTACAGCAAGGAACCGTATCGCCGCAGATGTTGAAAGCGTATCGCTACGGTGAAAATCCTCACGTCAATAAGGTATGGGAGCTAGCAGGAAAATGAGTCTTACCCCTGATGAACTCCAAGAAGTCGCTGACAAAACACCTGTCACAGCTCTCAAACTAGAAAGGCGAGACGGTCCCACAGCTTTAATACGTAGAACATTGACCAAGAAGAAAGAGAAGAAACCAGCAACCGAAGCAGACGCTGGTGCTGAAGCAGCTCTTGAAGACCTCGGTTTACGCGGTAAAGAAGCGGGGCTGTTAAGTACCGCACTAATAGGCGGTGGTCTCGGCGCAGGGACGGGTGCTCTCATGGCTGACCCAGGAAGCAGAGGACGAGGTGCGTTGTACGGTGCTGCGGCGGGTGCTNGNGCAGCGTCAATCGGACGCCTCGGCGGNAACGCCCTCATACGAAATATGAAGATTCCCCGAGGTAGTGTGCGCGCATGGGCAAAGGAGAACCCTAAAGCAGGACTTGCGCTAGCGGCGGGTATGGGTGGCGTAATGCTGGCTGCACCTACGCTTGCAGGAGGGTATGCGGGTTCATTCGCTAAAGCACCTCCACAACAGCGTTCCTTTTCCGCTTACAACCCTCACTATGCACCTCCGCAGCAGCAAAACCCTTACGGCGCGTATAAGATGAGCCACGTCCTGCCAACGCTTGGTAAAATCGCTGCAGCGTTTGACGCATTTCAAGCTAGTGCAAAACCGATTGACCCGCCCAAATCTGTAATACCTAACAATCCCGCTATCGCAAAACCCGGCACACCTGCTAAACCCCCATCTGTAGATCCCATCATATCTTCAACGGCACCTAAACCACCAGCACCTGTAGCAGACCCTAAACCACTTGCGCCCCCACCTCTACCTAAGATGCCCGCGAGTCAAGCTGTGGCGACAGCACCAGCAGCGGCGCCACCTCCTACTGCTATGGCTGCGAAACAAGCTGATGTATAACAACGGCGTCAAAACAGCGCTTGCGCAGCTCAACCTGGCCCCCTATGAGGCTATGTACGACCAACACGACCCTGCGCATAACCGTACCCTGGACGATGTACGCCGGAACGCAGCACAGCTAGCGGCTGTACACGACCCTCAGCGTGCGCACCTCACTGAAAAATACGGACCTAGGGGCACTGGGCGTCATACTTACTTTCCAGAAAGCGACGCCTTACTCTCCCAGGCTGTGGAGCCTCTTATCAGTAGCCAAGGTGACATATCTAAGCTACGGGCATTGATGGAGCAAGAAAAACAAAGCAGCGCGCTCTACCACTACGGTCCTCCAGATGCCGATCTTCTCACAGAAGGGCTGAAAACCGTACACACACTCCCTAGTGAGTTGGAGAAGTATCGTAGCAGATCATCGGCTATTTTAAATAAACCCGCAGAGACATTGTCTCCTGAAGATATCGTTAAAGCACTAAGAACTATGCGCGGTGAGGGTGGAGATCGCATGGTGTCGTTGTTACGTGCACCGGTTGCCAAAGACGATGCGCATGAGGGGCGCCGTGCTTTTGACCAACGTCGTCAGTTATATAAAGTTGACTACGAACGGGCATTGGCTGACGGATTAATTGATAGCGCACACATAGTAGAAGAGTCTCCCCGTAGTCAACGTTCGGTGGACTCTGCAAAACTGGTTGAAGCGCTTCGTTCTGCTAAAGGTTTTGACGCCCAAAATCCCGAACTTCTTTTTGCAGGTGTACCTCATGCGTTTGCAGCGGTGAAGGATGGAACTCTACCAGGTGAATACCTTGAAAAAGTAGAGCAAGAAAAACAAAGCTACGCCCGCGGCATCCCCAAACGTAAAACCGACAAGCTACCCACGATCACCCCTGCAACACAGAACCAGTGGATCTTGGCAATTCAAGAACACAAAGCCAAACGTGCGGGTAAGCACTTCGACTTACGNNTNGTGGATCCNGATGNNGGNAAGGCACACTCNTGGGCGATACCGAAAGCACGTATGCCNGGTCCAGGNCAGAAACGTCTNGCNATTCANACCTTCACCCANACACCCAGCTACGCNCTCAACTTCGGTGTGAAAGGCCCCGTGACGATAGGTACGGGCTACGGCAAAGGCACCGTAGANATGTACCGCAAAGAACCTGTNGAGCTCATNGAATCNAANAACAACATGGTTCGTTTNTCCCGAGGNGATGANCGACAGTANGTCTTGAAGCGCACNAANAAANANAAGTGGCTNTTGATGAATGTGACAAAACAACAAAGAGGGAAAACAGCTGCGCTCACTAAAGTAGGGCTTGGTATACGTCAGATGCAACGCATCATGACGGCTTTATCTAAGACTAAGACTCTCCCTGAAAACTTAAGTCCTGAATTACGTAAAGCTCTACAGCGCGTACGCCAACAAGAACCTTTAGAAAATGCCACTCTTCGCCTTGAAAATTTACACCGACTATACGGAGGTATGCATCCGTCCCGAGCCGCAAAGGATGTGTACAAACAGTTACAGACCGAGTTCTCTCCCATAGTACGTGAACCAGGGTGGAATCCTCTAATGGAAGCGGCTCCTGCCAGCAGCGTGCGCCAATGGTTAGCGAAATCCCAGGAAAGTTTAAAAAACATGAAAGGGGAATATCGAAAAGCCCTAGAAAGAGGCGATATGCACCCTAAAGCAAAAGCGTACATGGAGAACCACATGATACGACCTATAGCGCAGGAGGTACAAAGGCGTAAACAGCGCTTACAAGACTTAGTGGTTCACAAAACCTTGCCCTCACCTACGCCTGTGTTTACGTCAGGACGCCACACCTCTAAAGATATTCAACACGTACAACTCCCTTCAGAGATAGGCAAAGAACAAGTCGCAAAGGCCCACACAACCTTACCTGGTGCAAATCCAAAAGAATACGCGTGGCGCGGAGGCGACCCTGTCCCTCTGGATGCAGAGAAAGCAACATGGATCTCGGGGCTTCCTCAAGTTAGTGCAGGCTACGTAGATCCTGGCGGCACGCTTATAGCTAGAAAAGAGCTTGTAGGAGGTCCTTGGACAAAACATGTTGCAAAGGACACGCAAACCCTGTCACCCGAAGCTATCCAAACATTAAAACAGTACTCTAGTGGCGCCCCTATTGGTAGCAATCCTTACTATGAAAAAGTGATAACGCCCGAAACGTGGCGCTTCGCTCCTGTTAGAGCGCGCTTTAAACGTATCGACCCTGACGACCCACACGTATTCATGCGCACATTTGGAAATATATCCATAGGGTCCCCAAAGGGGAAATAAGTTGTTTTACATACACGGCCATTCTGTTGCTCTTGAAAAACTAGGCACGCTGTACCACGGCTCACCTCGTAAGCTAAAAACACTCGCGCTCCGCGACGAACACGGAGATCCTCGTGTAAACCCTGCTGTCTTCGCTTCTCCGTCTCGTAACTTCGCTTTGGCGTACGCAGGACGGAAATGGGGGAACCGTGACCTAGAGCAAAGCACGCGGGGTGGGGCTAATCGTCGTATGCTTCTACGTGAAATGGCACCAGGTGCGTTTCAACGTATCTACGGGAAGAAGAAAGGCTACCTGTACACCGTCCCTGAAAAAACGTTCCACGCACTCAAAGGTCGGCGTACTTCAAAAGAAGTTGTCAGTTACGAACCTGTGCAACCTCTCAAGACAGAAATCATCCCTGACGTATTGAAAGCGTTGCGTGCCGCTCCCGGCTTAGACCTTCACACGTACGACCCTAAGAACCCTGCGACCCGCGCGGCTGTGAAACGTGACGTAAGGCGTATGCGCGAGATGGACGACAGCGCAGCTTACGAGAAGTGGCGTTTAGAGCATGCGCCTCCGGAGATTAAAGAGATGTTCTTCGCTATCTGGACTACAGGTATACCAAACGTAGGTGCGGGTTACGCAACGGGCAATGCTGCAGCCAGACCAGGCTCAGCTGCGCTACTTGCGCGAGACTTGAGCACCATCGCTAAAGAACACCAAGGACGCTGGACAAAGCATCTCGCAGTGGACACACGACACTTCACGCCTACTCAAATCAAATCAACACCCCTCTACGACGAGGCTTCCCTGGTCGGCAGGAGTCCTTACTACGAAAAGATTATAACGCCTGAAGCGTATAACGCCGCACCTGTCCTTTCACGTTACAAGCCTCTACCCGATGGTGCTTTCACGCGTACACAGGGTGACATTCTTTTAGGAAAGAAAGCTGTGTGAACCTAACTTCCGTCAAGGAAGGTTGCCCTTTACTGCGTAAATCCTTATTATTCACTGAACAATAGGAGATAACCCATGAAACGCGCTCTGTTACGCCTAACTGCTGTAGCTACATTCTGCCTAATCATCAGCCTCACCCTGTCGCCTCTGGCGTTATGGGCTCAAGACACCAAGAAAGCTGAGCCGAAGAAAGAAGCTGTAACCAAAGCGGAACCTAAAAAGGAAGAAGCGAAACCTGCGCCTGTCGCTAAAGAAGATGTGAAACCGGCAACTAAAGAAGCTGAGCCCGTCGCCGCGGCACCTGTCAAGGCATCTGAAGAACAGGCATGGTGGCAAGCTCTGCTCATGCCTATCCTCAGCGCGCTCGGTCTCGCGCTCGCCGCCTTCCTAGGTACAGGCATCCGTAAGATCGCGTTGCTCATTGAAAAGAAATGGGAAGTGGACATCCCCGACTCCATGGAGAACCTGCTGACAGCACAAGCGCGTCGCCTCCTCGCGTACGCAGAAGAGAAAGCGGAAGACAAACTCCTTAATAAGGACGGGACGAAAACGCCAGGCGCCGAAAAGATCAAGACTGTGGTAGACGAACTGGAAAGTTTCACCTCAGGCATGGGCTGGGACAAAGCCTGGCAGCGTGATAAGCTAGAAAAGTTGGCTGAAGGTGTTCTACACTTGGAGCGTAGCGGCAACGAAGGTATCGGAACGACTGACGGTAACCGTAAAGTCAAACTGGACGAAAAGAAAGCGACGCCACCTGCATGACGACTGAAGCGTATAAGGAAGGCGCACTGAAGGCTCTGGACGACCTGGGCCTGAATATGGAAGAAGTGCGCTCGCCCTACCCGCGTAAGAACCCAGAACTGCCTGCTGAACGCTTAACTGAGCTCCTTCAAGAAGACAACGAAGAAGACGTGATCCCCAAGCACATCCCTCCTGAAAACAAACGGACAGAATACAGAGCTAACAAACCCGTATCGTGGGGATCGCCCATTGATCTTTCGGGTATGTCACAAGGGCAGCGCATACCCGGGTTGCTCGTACCGGGAAGCCCTCGAAGCTAATGGCCGCTTCTACTGTAGGGCACCTACTCCTTAACGACGTCCTTCCGTCGGAGTACCACATCAAACGTGAGGTCTCAAAGAAAGACCTAGCAGGTATGATGACAACTCTGGCACGTAAAGACCCCCGCCTATACGTCAAGACCATCAGCAACTTGAAACGTGTAGGTGACGCTGTCGCCACAGACGTAGGTGTTACCGTTGGACTAGATGACATCGAACCAGACCGTAAGCGTCGGGATGCCGTCATGAAACCAGCGCTACAGGCTGTTAAACGTGCACGTAGCGATGCTGAACGTATTAAAATAGTTGAAGCCACGCAGAAAAAGCTCATGGATGTAACCTACAAACATCCGGGTCAGATGACGCCTATGGCAACAAGCGGGGCGCGTGGTTCTGTAGCGCAACTCATGCGTACCGTAACATCCCCCACTGCTGCGCAAGATGAAGCAGGCCGCACAATCCCTTGGTTACTGACACGCAGTTACTCTGAGGGACTAAAACCTGCTGATGCGTGGGTGGCCCTAACCGAATCACGTAGGAACGCCATCGCCACGTTCACATCCGTAGCCGCCCCAGGTGAAATCAACAAAATCATCGTTAATAACATGGCCAACCAGATGATCACGATGCCTGACTGTGGGACGCGGAACGGTATCATGGTAGACCCGGAACACTCTGTTGATCGTTACCGTGCTGATACCGGCCAGCTCATCACTTCTGCACGTACACAGCGGAAGGAACAGGTTAAAGTACGCTCTCCAATGACGTGTGAAGCTCCCGATGGTGTATGTCAAAAGTGTTACGGTTTAAACACAAAAGGGAACAACCCTTCTTTGGGTACAAACGTCGGTATGCTGGCTGCTCACGCCATGGGTGAACCGGTCACGCAGATGGCGCTCAGCGCAAAGCACGCCACAAACGTCGCGTACGGTGACAAGCCCACATTGAAAGGTTTGTCGGGACTTAAACAAATCACAGAAATACCTCAAGCATTTTGGAACGAAGCCACCCTTGCCCCCGTTAAAGGGACAGTTGACGCAGTTAAGAAAGCTCCACAAGGTGGGCACTACGTTCACATCCAGGACCGCAAAGAGTACGTACCGCCACAGCTACCCGTGCTCGTACGTCCTGGAGATAAGGTGCAACCAGGTGATGTGTTGTCTGAGGGTATCCCAAAACCAGACAAGCTGGTGCGCTATAAAGGATTAGGCGCTGGCCGTAAGTACCTCACAGAACAGCTACAAGGCATCTACCGACGTCAAGGGGTTAACATTGATCGTCGTCACCTTGAACTCCTCGCCAAGACAGACTTGAACTACGTCAAAATCATGGACAAGGACAGTTCAGACTTAGGTGTTATGCGGGGAGACATCGTTGACTACAATCGTTTTAGAAAACACTTAGCTGCGACCGCCAAAAACGTACCCACAGCGGACGCACGTGGCCAGACCTTAGGGAATAACGTACTGCACCACGTAGCGGGCACACGTGTTAATCGGGACATGCAGCGAGAATTTCAACGTAACAACATCCGAACAGTACCTATCGCAGCTCGACCAGTGTTACATGAACCGATCATGAAACCCATCAGTCGGAACCCATTATTACAGTCTGATCTCCTCGCACGTCTCGCGCACCGTAACTTGAAACGTACGCTATTAGAGGGGGCTGCTTTCGGTGAACATTCGAATCTACACAGTACACACCCAATCCCTGCGCTCGTCTACGGGCAAGAATTCGGTGAGGGACCGAATAACCGGTACTAATAAGACTTGGAAACCAACAACAATTCACCTATATTAAGGGTGCTTCAGCAAATGAAACAGAACCCTCTGAGGAGGACATAGGCCCATGACTCAACAGCAACCTACTCTTTTCAAACGCGCTTACGTACGTGGCATCAACGATGAACTAGTCCGGTTGGGCGCCGCACGTTACCCGTCAAAATACGCAGCCGATATGATCGCTGACGCTGTTGGAGACCAGATGGCGCCAGAACCAGCGACAGAGGAAGGAGTCTCTCCTGATACTGCTGCTGAAGTAGCTGCGACACTTGTCGAATCGGCGCAAGCACTAATGGCAGAAGCCGGTCCTGCTCCAGCGATGGAAGGTGAAGCTGCGCCCATCGCACCACCTGAAGAGGCACTGAAGACCTCGGCTGCAGAGGATCTTGACTCTCGCGCTATCAAGCAAGCTGAAGCGGTAATGCTTAAAGCAGCGGACGAGGGCAAAGGCTCCACTATTGGCGGCGGCGACAAGGGGAACACCCTGGCCGAAAGCCCTGTAGGCGAGACCAAGCTCGAAGCGGCGCAGCGGCCCTCCGGCGTACACAACCTCGGTGTCGGTAATACTGAACACCCTGTTGGTGAAGGCGCTGTCGGCTCCGAACAAGTTCCAGCCCCCAAAGCCCCTTCTGAGGACGGCACAGGCGCAGCAAGCAACTCCATCATCGAGCAATCGGAGAAGGGAGGTTCTTTGCTGGACCACATCATCCATAAAGTAGCTATGGGTACAACGATTGCAGGTGGCGATAAGGGCAACACCATGTCCCAAGCCGCAGCCGTCACAGGTGAAGCGGCACTGGAAGCTGCCCGCCGCCCTGAAGGTTACGCTACGGATAGCCGCGGAGAGACCGCGCTTCCTGTCACACCCGCCGCAACAGTAGGTACCGAGCAACCACACCCTGATATGCCAGGTGAGCAAGGTACAGGCGCCGCCAGCAACTCTGTTCAGGAGCATACTGACAAAGCTGCCTTCGTACAGCTTTTCAAGAACACCGCTGAGAAAACCGCCCGTTACCTACCTTCCGGTCTGTCGGAAGACACCAAAGTCGCCCATGTCCGTCGCATGATGGGCATGACTACCCGCGAGCGTAACGAGTATCTGGGTGGCCTGCACCAGACAGCAGGGACCGACACAAAGATCGCTGTTCAGCTCATCCACGCCCACACGAAGGCTGCTGGTGAGATGCCTCCCGAACTCGCGGCTGCGATGGTAGGCGCAGAGAAAGAGTGCAAAGAAGAGAAAAAAGAAGAGTGCAAAGAAGAGAAGAAGGAAAAGAAGGAAGAGGAGAAAGAAGGCAGCTTCGATATCCTCTCCCGCGTCCGCGAAATCAACGCTTCTTTGTAACAAACTCGCCGCGCCCGCCCCGGTGTTTGGCGGCACCTAAGCGCCCCCGCCGGGAGGCCACCGGCAAGGAAGATGGCGCATGTCACTGTACTACACCCTAGGCCAACAAGCCGCTCTCGAAAAACTGAGCTCTGCGGGTGCGCACGGTGTTTTGCGTCGTCTAGCAGGTAAAACAACAGGTCGTGCAGCCGGAGCAGAGGGTGCTGCTGCAGGGCGTGAAACTATGTTCACCCTCAAGAACTCACCCTTAGGGTCCCGCATGAGACCTGCCACCGAGGACACGCTGCTTTTACACACTAAGCAACCCAACCTCACGGCACACGTCGGTAACACACAGGGTGCTGCAATTAAACCAGGGACGCGTACAGAAGAAGCGATGCGCGGGACCATACAATCCCCCTCTGTTATCAGACAGAACCGTATCAAAGAAATTACAGGGCCATTAGGTGAAAGCCAGTATAAATACATGAGCCCGCACAGCTTCCCCGCTAGTGCGCGCCGTACTGGAAGTGGTGGCGCTAAATGGCCACACCTCCAACGTGACCTCCGTCCTGAAGAAATTCTAAAAATTCAGCGTGAAGAAGCTGCAAGTCAGGCCGCTGTTGCTGCACGTCGTGCACGTCGAGGTTGGTAATGCGTTTATCCAGTTACATTTTCAAAATCGCCGCCCAAATGCTTGAGGACCAAGCTCTCCCTCAAACAATGGATGCCTCTACGTCTCCCGACGAACAAGCAGGCGTACCCCTCGGAGCGCCAGGACACTCAGCGCTATCTTTACTCGGTAAAGTACCGCGTTTCAGTGCCCGAGAACCTGACCCCAAAGTAGTACTACCTTCGGGTGGAGGAGAAGCAGGATGAGCGGCCTGGCTTTAAAACACCTCATGACCCCACAAGGGATGGACCAGCTCGCAGCCTTAACCGGCGGACAGGTTAGCCCATATAAAAATCCCGAAATGCAGGGAGCTATGCAAGCGGTGGTACAGCAAGCACTGCAAGAAAACCCTGCGCTTGAAAAGACGCGTGTGACCGTACGGAAGAACTTCCCTAACGCCTATTACAACGTCAACAAAGACGAGGTTGTTTTAGGTATTGTAAACCCTACAGTACTGGCACATGAACTCAACCACGCTGACAGTCTGCAACAGGACGGTTTGTACCGTAAAGTACTACAGATCGCGCACGGAATTTCCAAACTAAACACCTACGCCGCGCTCCCCACGGTCCTCGCTTTGCGCACCTTTGTAAAAGACAAGGACCGACGTGACGACATCCTCAAAACACTGTCAGCAGTTTCAGCAGCTGCAGCAGCTCCCGGGTTAGTTGAAGAAGCCAGCGCCAGTATCGGCGCGATCAAAGACAGCCCCAATAAATTTGATGCAATACGAACCCTGGGCCCAGGTTTCCTAGCGCACATGGCCAGTGGCATGACGCCTAGCCTGGTTTACCAAGCAGGGAGAATGTAATGGACAAACTCGCACAACCTATTTCGCCGCGCACACAAGAATTCATGCAGGGTGCTCCCACCGGAGACGAAGAGAAGAAGCTCTTTGAAGACGGACTCACCCAGATGGCGTACAACGTACTGACTTCTCGCTTCCCTGACTTGATGCCACAAGTCATTACGTTTCGTATCCTCGATACGGATATTGAAAAAGGTGCGGGTATTGGGGCTTTCGTTATCCAACACGGAAGTGATGTACTCTACGTGCCCGTAATCATGGCTGACAACCAGATTAAACCGCTGGACATGTTCTATCACAAGAACCTCAACGTCTTCTTACCGTTGAACCAGGACTGGCTAAAAGAGGTTGAACAGCTAACCTTAGATGAGATGGGCACAGATGTAGAAACACCCAAGTCCCTACAACGTAACGTGGACACCAAACACGTAATGACACCCCCTACCACGGGACGTTACGCGTACGCAGCGGCGCGTACTACAAACATCAAAGACGACTTGTTGCAGATGTTAACGCATCTCCAAACAAAGACAGCAAACGCACCGCAGCTACTTTCCTTTTTGAACCGCGCACCCGACCAAGTTAAAACAGCGTTCGCAGATATCTTACTCAAGAGCCCCAAGCTCGCTGCAAGCGTTAGCACCCTGTACGGTCTCGACGACCTTTGCACCTCGCTACAGAAAACCGCGAACGCGTCCTCTGACGTGGGCGGCGCTCTCCACGTAGCAGATAAGGACACACCTGCAGACAAGATGGATGAGATCTTCGGGGACAAAGCTCCCGAAGCTTTCCAGGGTGTCCTCCGCGAGGGTTACGCAGCAAAAGACACGCGCGCTACTAAAAACGTAGCGGTACAGATTCAAACACCACAGAATCTGGAAGCCCCCTCTACCGCAGGTTTCTACAGTGTCTTCACCCGTACGGGCCAGATGAAGCCCGCCTTCGTGTTGTGTAACCCCATTGAGCTCCATAACCACGGACTCATCAATACACACCGTGGAGATCGCCACCAGCAAGTCGAGCAGCTTATCGTGCTGAACTCAGGGCAATACGTCCGTGCTTACAGCAAACCTGTGGTGGCTGAACGTATCGAGGGGAAAGACGCGAAGAAGTCTGACGTATTCGGTAAGCTCCTTCAAGGTTCCGCAGGCGACACACCAAAAGTTGGCGATCACGGAATTTTCGTGCGCAAAACAGGGCAGGGGTTTACAGGAACACGTCCTTTCACAATCAAGAGCATCAGCACTGATTCACTGGGTGTGAAACGACTAACCTGTGATGACTACAGTCAACATGTTTTGATTCAGGACCCCAACGGCGCATTCAAGAAGTTCCATAAACCAACAGATACCAAGATGATGTACGTACCGCAAGACGCTCGTTTTCTGCGGCTACACGATCATCGCCGTGACCATAAAGAGTGCGCTGAAACACTCATCAAAGACCCGAAGGCTGTCGCAGAACTGTTTCAGAGTGAACTCATTCACCGCGCTAAACCTGTTACTGTAAAAAATGCCAGTGGCGGTGAGTTCGTTATCAACGGACGGGAGCACCACCGCGGTATCGCCAAGACCGCTGAAGCGCTAGCTCTCAGTCACGACATCCCCTTTGACGATGCTGCGGCGCTCGTTAAGCAAGCTGCTCGACCGCGAGCACACACATCGGCGTACGTGTTACGTCACAGCGCGTTCCAGAAACTCGCTAACCCGATGACCACTATCCGTAGTGGTGCCGGAGACCACGAAGTAGCGTCCCAGGTACCTCAAGACGACTCCGAAATGGAGGAGTTGCGCCGCCTAGAATTCTTAACGGCACTGGAAGCGCAGAAGAACGATCCACACGCACACCTGTACGATGGTACGCCTGAGGGGCTCCAAAGGTACACAGCTGCGCGGCACGCACTGTACGAAAAATTCATGCGTGGAGAACATGAAAAACCAGAGTGGAAAACAGGCGCTTTGAAAACAGCTCAGGGCCCCATGATGGACCCTTCGTCAGCTATGAACGGCGCACCTCCGCCTGGTGCCATGCCTCCCGGGATGGACCCCAGCATGATGGACCCCAGCATGATGGACCCCAGCATGATGGGTGGACCACCTCCGCCCCCACCATCACCCCTGGACATGGCGGTAGGTGAAGCTAATACTCAGATTCAACAGCAAATGGCTGACCTGGAGCAGCAGAATATGGCGCTTCAGGATAAAGCCATGACGCTCCAAAACGTACAGATGCGTGCACAGGAAATCGCTACGGGTGGTGGTGAGGCGACTGCCATGGGTGCACCCCCCATGCCGCCTCCTGGTATGGGCGCACCCCAAGGCGCTCCACCTCCCGGTGGTGCTATGCCTCCAGGTATGCCTCCCGGTGGTGCTATGCCTCCAGGCCCCGGAATGGCGGCACCTGCACCTATGCCCGGCGCAGGCGGTGGTGGTATGGCAGGCGGCGAAATGCCTCCAGAAATGATGGGTGGTACCGCTTCCATGCCAGAAGAGACACCTTCTGCTGCGGAGATTCAGAACCAAGTTAACCCTCAGTTCTTGGAACAAGCTGCTGCTCTACAGGATACTGGTGCTTTTGACGCCGCTGCTATCTCCAGCATGTCTCAAGCACCTGCGTTTAAAGCCATGGTACTGGACTACGTGCCTGTACTAGAGCGCAGCCTGGACAACCTCGGACGCATCCTCCTCAGCATGTGGTTACAAGAAGGTGACCTAAAACAAGCACTCGGGGACGACGAGTACACCGACTTAGAAGACAACACACGTAATGTCTTTGACGGGTTAGGTAAGCTCATCTTACAATTAAACCAGAACACGATTGTTCTAAGTAACGATTAAGACCATGCGTGACCCACACCATATAGTCTACACAGCACTTGACTGTGTTTCTGACGGAACAACACCTGCGAAAAAGTCTCGCGCTGCCGCACTCGTGGACGTCCTAACTAAAAAAGTAGAAGACCCCACACTGCAATACGCGTTAGACAAATTCGAAGACAACGTTTCTCGAACCATCCTCAACAGCCTCATTTTAGCGGGTGCCACGTCTGACGACATTCGACGTATGACAGGTATCCCTACTGACGTAGTAGAGGCGTACCGTCTGTATGTCTACGACGTCACTGTTTTCCGTGATCAACTCGAACGGGTCAGTTACGTACGTTCTGCGCAGCAGTTTCTTTCTGACGATGAGAGCAGGTTTTTAGAGGCAGCCGTCACGGTTGGGTTGGACTACCTTAAATGGCTTCTCGGTGAACCGACAGAGACTACAGCTAAAGAAGTAATCCAGCACCAGATGCTTGACGCTCACTACCGTAGCCAAAGCGGTCGTGGAGCCGCTCTAACGTCTGACGTAGCTAAACAAGCACGTGTTTGGGCAGACCAGGCCAGTAAGAACGCCACCATACTTGAACGCGTGGCACCGTCACGTAGTGCTGATGCGTACGAGCAATTACGTATCGCACTAGCTTACAATAACGACGTTCTGTCCGCGGATTCTCCAGATGCACCGAACCCCGATGACCTAGTAAATTAGGAGCTCTGCTGATGGCCCTTTTAACCGACCCCCAGCTACGGAACTACACCAATGAAGTTGTGACTGAGCACATCGCGCAGCAGACACCGCTTACTGAGGGTGTGGTGAAGATAGCTGATCGTGAAAAACTGAACGAAGAACAAGTGCGCCGCCTCGTAGAAGCGAGTAATAACGAAACATTCTTACGTCGTTTCCAAAACGCTGAGAAGCAGGGCAGCTCTGATCGTGTAGTAACGTTCGAACCTGCAGACGCAGACGCCGCACTGTCACGTCTTGTAGACGCAGCCAAGGACGTCATGAAAGCAATGCAACCTAGCTGCCACGCGTCTTCTTCTGACGATAAAGGGGACCTCCCCCTTACCCGCGCTGACGCACCAGAACCTCTGGCAGACGCGCCGACAAAGGAATCTCCCGAACCCAAAGTCAGTGGGCGTATCGTTATCATGCGGTTACAGAAATCGGCAGCGCAACTCCAGAGCGAGGAACTGGAACACCGTCACCGTTACACAGACGAACTCCAGCAACTCTCTCACTACTTCATGCGCCAACCAGAGACGCACAGTGCATTTGAAAAAGATGCCTTTTACCACTGGGGAAACCAGGCCGCACCGCAACTACAACTGCTGCGTACCGCGCTTCGTAAACCAGCGGCTGCGTTTGACCGGGGCCAGATGCACAAAGTTGCTCGGGTTATCGATACCGACACGGCACCTATGCGCCGCATGAACATTTTACTTGAGCATACTGATAGGCTGCGCACACTGCGTGCGGGGCAGGAGCGTATCACCCAATGGCTGGACCAGATGAACGACTTCCAGTAGTATCGCAGTACATTGACGCGGTAAACCGCGTACCGGAACGCTATGATGAAATACTCAAAACCCTGCTCTCCGCATCTGAAACACCACCAGGAGAACGTATCGTGACTGCCGCACAAAGATTTACTGAAAAACGCCAAGCCCTACAGGCGCACACTAAGACTGCCGCAGCACCCTCTGCTTTAGAAAAAGTAGTTGAAAAACTTGTTGGTCCTAAAGGTTTACTGATTGGCGGTTCCTTGCTCGGCCTTGGTGCGTTAGGTGCTCCTACACTCACCGCCATGGGTGAACGTATCCGTAAAGGTATCTACCCCACACTAGGCGAGCGTATGGGCCTCCCAGGCTCTACCGATGACCCTTTCGTCAAGAGCATTCAAGAGAGTGTAGGCAAGCAGCTAGGCATTGAAGGTGTGGGGCTAATGAAAGACGTGGCGCACGCTGGTTCCCAGATTCCTGACATGGTTCATAAAAAACTAAAAGGGCAGGGTGTCTTCAAACAGTTACAAAAAGAAGATGACGTCTTGGCACAAGCAGACCCGAAAATGGTAATGGACGCGTACCAGACTATGACACGGTTTGCACCTACGCTCGCCACGGACCCCAACGCTGTACGTACGTTCCTCCGAGAGAGTGCTCTTTACGGTTCCGGGCCTAACGTCCTCTCGGTTAAACAAATCGCAGACACCGAGAAATCGCTTGCTGAAGCGCAACCTGCCTGGGCTCCACGGAGGAAGAAATAATGTTTCTACTCAAAACAGCAACACCTGTGGTTCGCCAAAACCTCCGTTTTAACTTACACAAAGTAGCGGCGCACATCGCTAACCAGGGACGCTTCCCACTTAGCTCTGATGAAGTAACGTTAAAAGAAGCCGCGTACCTCATCGGCACACACGCGCACTACAGTTGGTTAACGAAGCGTGCAGCTTTAGACGGTATCGTCAACGCTGTTCGTTTGGGGCAAGACCTATGAACCCAACATTCTACGGTGAAATTCTAAATGCTCTACACCTATCTGCGGCGTTAGAGAAGACCGCTGCCGTGGATACTGCAACATTGGATACTAAAGTCGCTCACGATTGGCTACTATTTCAAACAATCAAAGAAGCCGGTATGTTGGACGGCGCATTACAAGCTGCTAAAAGTTTTGGGCAAACCGGTGTAGGTAAAGGGATGGCTATCGCAGGGGGCGCTATGGTCCCTGTAGGTTTAGGCGGAGCAGCCCTCGTCTCTCACGCCAGCAACAAAGCCAAAGAGAACACAGCAGACATGCGTAACAAAGCTCTCCAAGTCGCTTTAGGTGTGGGTGGGGTTGGTGCAGGACTCATGGGGCTCAATAGCTATTTGAAGCCCAAGAAACAACAATACGCCTCATACGGTCGCGACCCTCGTTCAGGTCGGATGGTCATGCAGAGCGCAGGTATCAATAAACAAAGCAGCGCCGATGATACGGAACCTCTCCTCCAAAAACTGGCCACTGTAGGCTACCTTGAGTCTGTGTTTGAAGACCAGGAGCAGTACGGCACAACTAAAGAGGCACGCGCACGCGCCAGAGAGTGTCGTTTGCTCAACGCTGAACACGGCGTAGCTATCCTTCGAGACCTCCTAATCTAATGCAGGAACGTACGAAAATCATCCAACTGGATGATCGGTTCGAACACACAGGTGAGCCTACAGTTCAACCTGTTGTGCTGTGGGGTTTACGCGGTAAACCCTGCTACGAGCAGCTGTCTAAAGAGGCGACGCACAGCCCTGCGCTAGACTACATCCGCACAGTAGACCCCGAACCAGGACGTACGATTGTCCTCGTCATCGGACTAAGCAGCTACGAATTCTACGGCTTAAATCGTAACGGTGACGGATTCAACGAGCGCCCCTACAAAGTAAATATCAAACCCACATGTGGTTGTTGTGGCAAAGGGCGGAACGCTTGGGTGGAAGAAAAAGAGTGTGTTCAGTACCACCACAAAAGCTACGAACAAGGGCACGTCTTCCGTCACCACGTCAATAAAGATCCGAAGAAAGCGATTGGTAAAATCATCAAAGCTTTCTGGAATCCCTACATGCACCGCGTGGAGATTCTAGAAGACATCGATAATAAAAAAGCACCGGATCTTGTTGAACAGATTACCGAAGGACAGTATCCCGCTAAGAGCATGGGCTGTCGCATCAAATTCGATGTCTGCACTAAATGCGGACACATGGCTCCCACACGTAAACACTACTGTGACCATCTCAAGTGGCAACTGAGCCACCTCGATCCGACCACAGGCGAACGTTACGGCGCGCTCAACCCTTCCCCTCGGCTGTTCGACAGCTCTTGGGTGATTCGACCCGCAGACCGTACGGGTTACATGCTCAAAAAAGTAGCGCACCCCTACGAGCTGCATACCTCTAGTAGTGAGCTAGGCGACTTAGTAGACGCCTTAAACCAGAAGTCTGCTGCAGTACGTAAAATCGCCGTCATTGATAAAGTAGTGCGCGGCTACCCCGCTGCGATGGCGTCAAAAGAACTACCAGAAGGTGCGTTAGTAGAGCAGTACCGTGACAACGCGCTACCTCAAATAGCGCAGAGTACTGAGCTCCTACCGGCAGAGACTTTACGTACCTTAGCTGTACACAAACTTCCTCTGGTCTTGAAAGCTCTGGAACAGGAAGGCATCACACTCACCGCACCTGAATTCATGCAACTTTTTATGCGCCAAGTTGCGAACACAGATCTCCCGGTAGACCTCCTACATCACTTAACAGCGTTGCAAACTGAAATCCTGGAGCTCTTCGCAGAACACCCTGCGTTACTTGATAAACTGATACCCGCGCTCCAGACAGCAGACGTCGTACCTAAAGCGCTGAAGAAACAAACCACGCAGCTCCGCGAAAAACGCTCTACTATTTCACGTTACGTAGAGAAACGTTTAACACCCAAAGCGTTCAAGCACGACAATGACCCAACCTCAGATTTGATTGAAGTAGTTGACCCCAATACCGGGCGTGTCTTCCAAACCACACGTAAAGCAGTACAACTAACTCAAGATGCAATGGATGAATCTCAAATCAAAAAACTGGTCGGAAGCGCAGGCTTATTAGCAGGAGCCTATAAAGCAGTTACCGCACTGCCCGGCGCGGCACGCCTCACTGTCGGAGCGCCCCTAGCAGGCGCGGGCCTCGCCCTCGGAAATTGGGGGCTGCAGGAACCTGACACATACGAAACCACGACAGGGGAAAAGATCCCACAACTCACAGAGTTCCAAGAAAAACGGAGCGCTGTGTTGGATAACGTACACGTAGCAGGACTTGAACAACGTTTTTTAAAACGGAGCGCGTGTCGCTCTATGCCCGTCTTGCAGCAGTTACTGATGAAACGTGCCAACTTTGGTCTCTCTGATACTGAGATCTCCTTGCTCAATATGTTACCTAAAACAGCATCACAAGATGGAATTGTGGGAGACACACCGGACTTCGACAAAATTGCAACGTTGATCGGGGCACTTGTATGTCCCACAATCAACAGAAACTAACTTGTTTTTCCAGGAGGTTCCCCCTATTATTGGGATTGAATTCAGCCTGGAACACGTGAGGGCAAACGACATGGACATCGCTACAATCATGAACCGAGTGAAAGCTAGCCAAGCAGCGGACGATGGCGTCAAGACTGCATCGGCTTCAACCGCACCTGTGGCACCCGCATCTGATGAGTTACGTGCCGCACTGAGCGACGCCCTCTCGGAGGCAGATATCACCAAAACAGCATCGGCTGATCAAGCAGCGGATGTCGGTGACGGCCTTATCAAGATGGCACAGGACCTAAGCCAAGCAGAACATGACGTACTGATGAAGCAAGCTCAGCTTTACGGTGCTGCCGTGTGTGACGGCTTTATGGTTCGCTACGGACAGTACGACCAAGCCGCAGGCGAAGTCGCACCGACTACCAAAGTCGCGAGCGATGATGAACTGCTGGGCCAGATTAAAACAGCGGCAGAGTCTCCTGAGTTTCAGAAGTTCGCAGAGGAGAACCCTGAGTTGACAAAAGAAGCCTTCACTCTCGGTTACGAACGTACCTGGGATGAGATGACAAAACAGGCTGACGCTGAATTTCAACAGGGCTACGACGACACGATGCGTGAAGTACATAAGGTCGCCGCGCACTGCTACAAGTCTGGCGCTGTCACCATCAACAACGTACTGCAGCAGCTCTCCGCCTAATAAACCTGTGCGCTACACCGACGAAACATATGCGCTCTACAGCGAACTCTTTGACGACGCTCACACCGCGTTGACCAAAGAAGCTGTCTTCAAGACCATGGGCAAAGCATGGCAACGCGGGAAGGATTTTCTTCACCGAGGAAAGACGCTGCGCGAGGCCCAGGGTGCAGCGACACGTGCTGAAAAAGGCATGGCTGACGCAGCTACGATGAACGAAGAACTAGCGTTCAAAAATAAGCTTCTACAAAGCCAAGGAAAACAGCACGAAAAACAAATCGCTTCTGGAGGCGCCCGAGAAGAAGCTCTCCAACGCGAGATCCAACAGTTAGGCTCACAACCCGGTGAACTGGGACGCTTACGCAACTGGCGCACTGCGGGTATCGGGGCCATGGGTGTCGGCGCTGTCGGTCTACCCACAGCGTACATGCTCGGACACGGTTCCGGTACTGAGGACAAAACACGTACACGTAACCTCGCATTCGGTGCAGGCGCGGCTGCCGGTTTAGCCGCCCCTAATATCGTTAAAGGCGTCGGTAATGTGGCACAGGGTTTATGGCGTACGGGCCTAATGCCTGAGGGTTACGGCGGTGGCGGTGGTTACGGTGGAGGTTACTGATGTCTCTCTATCCATCCATTCAAGACATTACACGCAGCGTCCTTCAAGAAGTTGAAGCAGAACAACGTGTAAAGACCGCAGCAGCGCAAACAGCGATGAATGGTACAGAAGAAATGTGCCAAACAACTCTCGGTCGTGATTTACAAAAACTCGCTGCAGCGTGTAGACTTGAGGCACAACGACCTGTTCATGTAACAATAAACGATGTACAAGGGTTCATTGAACGATGTCAAAACCTGTAGCCTCCAGCGACGCTCTTCGCAAACTCGCACATGCGCTGCGTGAAACTGCACAAGCACGTGAGAAGCGTCACTTTGATAAGTGCGCACAAGCAGTTCGCGCGGCTTCAGGGCTAGGAATTTTACGTCGTAAACTCGAACTGACTCGGGGTCTGTAAATGTCAAACCTACTTCTAAAAACTGCTGATGTACTCGACACGCTCGCAGCCCATCTGGATACAGAGCAAGGACTGCTTGAGCAACAGAAAGTTGCAGTACATCAGACCACTGCCGAGCAGTGGCACGAGAAGTTAACTACCCTTACCGGGGAAGAAGTTCCGCAAGAAACGCTTGAAAAATTAGCCGCTATGGATGATGACGGGATTCGTCAGCTGTTAGACCAGCTAACCACCAAAGTAGCTAGTGACGAAGAGCCCGATGATTTGGGTCATACATACGATGAACAAGATACTGTCGTATCAACAACCCGCGAACGCACCAAACAAGCTGCCGCTGAAGCAGATGAGAAATTCCTTCAGTGGTGTTTGTCATAAGGACCGTCCTGCAGGATTACTAAGGAGACCACAAAATGACACTGCTCGCCTCGAAATTTGATGTAAAGCGTGGTTACCCAAACGGGAGCGCACTGAAGTGGGATTTCCCTGTCAAGAAGACAGGTTCCACGTATGAAGCGATTGCCGCAGGCAAACTGGTAAGCCCAGAAGCCGCCAGTGGCCTCCCTGTGGTATCCAAATCATCCACACCTGACACGTCCCAGGCTGACAACAAAGATGTCTGGCTCGTTGTAGAAGGTAATGATGACTACTCTGGTACCTACGTCCAGAAGGTCGCTGCCCTACGTATAGGTAGCGGACTTGTCTGGAAGACCAGCGATTACGCAGCCGGTACATACGCTATCGGCACCGCGATCTCGTGGTCCTCGGGCCAGGTAAAGGTGAAAGGCTCTAACGAGCAGATCATCGGTTATGTCATCGAAGTGGATTCAACCAACAGCACAGTTACCATCGCTGCGTAATCGTGTGTCGGGACGGACTTATTTTATTACGCAAACGTTCAGATGGCTCTGAACTTGAAGGAGAGAACTAGTCATGGATCAGCGATACGCTACTGAGACACAGGAAGTTTCCGCTCAGCTGATCAACTCCAGCTTTCTACGGAAGTTGGAGGAGGGTCGCGAAAAGGAAGCTGCCGACGAAGGTTCGGCGTTCATTCGTACAAAGATGCGGCAAGAGTCGTATGCTCGTGAGGTCATTCATCCAATCACCCTGGAAGACGACCAAATCGATCGGGACGAAGACACCGACCAGCCCAAGAAGATCGTGGAGAAGGAGCCGGATTCGGTTGCTACTTTCGTGACCTTCCAGGGTACTGGTCCCCGTACCTGGTTCCGCGGTAAGCGCTTCGCAGTGAAGTTCGGCAAGACAGAGTCCGAGCGTTTCACCAAGTCGAAGTTCGAGCTGATGACTTACCAGAACGACATTCGGAAGATCCTATCGGACAACTCGGTCAAAGACATGGCCGACGAGGAAGATAAGAAGTTCACGACCACCATCGACGACATCGTGGCCTTGAACGCTGCTGTGCAGCTCACATCTTCCCCCTCGTTCAACTCCAGCGCTTTTCGGAAAGCCTTCCAAGCGATGGTGAAAAGACGTCAACCCATCGGTAAGATCCTGATGACCAAGGAGCTGTACTACGAAGCTCTGGATCTGCCAGCCACATCCGTAGGTGACGCTGTTGCCAGCCGTCACTACGACCAGGGCATCGAGGAAGAGGAGAAACTCTGGGGTATCCCAGTTATCTCCACCATGAAGAGCGACATCCTCAACGCTAAGAAGGCGTATGTATTCGCGCCTGAAGACTTCCTCGGTTGTTTCTTCCTACTGCAAGACGCCACGCTGTACATCAAGCAAGAAGCAGACATCGTGGAATTCTGGAGCTACGCTGCTCCGGGTATGGGCATCGGTAATACCCTGGCCATGCAGGTCGTGCAATTCACATAGACCCTGCTTAGTCTGGGAGGACCTAGCCTATGCGTAAGGTACGGTTATTATGGGACGGTTCTGGTGCATTAGAGATTCCACAAGTCTTTGATGCACAGAACCAACCTCTCTTCTTTGCGGGGCCAGGTGCGTTGTGTGTAGTGTTCGAAGACACGTTAAACGATCCTGCACTCACCCCTTTTTTAACTCAGGGCGACTTGCGCCAAGAAGTAATTACCGAAGGGTGGGTACCCGAACCTGCTGCAGCAACAACGCCTCTACCCGAACCCAAAGAAACCCCCGCCAAAAAAGTAACAGCCAAAGCAAAGATCGTGCCCAAAAAGAAGAAGTCCGCACCCTTCAAGAAGCCATCAGGGGGCAAATAACGACACACAATTCGCTACTTGTCCCGCACGTAAGACACGTACTGCTTCGGTAGTGCGTGTTTTTTTTTAACAAAGTTGGGATACATACATGACAGACAACAACAAATTCGAAACACCAGATTTAGATATCGCAGCGTACTTAAAAGAAGTAAAGGGACTACCTGTTGTAGGTCACCGCTTCAACGGGAAACAACTCTTAATTCTTTTTGAAATCACAACGGAAGATTTTGAAGTGGCACGTCAAGAATACTGGAACTCAATTCAAGCACGGTGCGACGCGTCCCGTAAGAACTTCCTACAGATTCTAAAGGATCGACGCCCATGAGTGTCACCATTCAGTGGCCTGCCGTACCTGGACAAATCGAACTGTACGAACTTCAAAAAGCGTCCGACAGTGCCGACCAGCCAAGCACCTTTGCCGTGCTCACAACGATTCAACATGATCTTCTCGGAGCTGCGTACAGTAATGAAAAATTTTCGTACACAGACGCCACAGGAACGCGGAAGCACTGGTATCGTTTACGCAGTAAAGATATCTTTGGCAACTGGAGTCCCTACACGCCCGCCTTTCAACCCCCACCTGTATTAGTTTTTCCAAATCAGGTAGGCGTCACACATGATTACGGAAGCACAGACGCCTTACGTTACATCAAAGATGGCGTGGCAGTTAGTGACGCACAAATCCGTGTGTTCAAAAAAACAGACTACGACAAAGGGGTGTTGACCGCTGCTCTCGGTAAGACTAGCACGACAGCCACAGGGCGTTGGGCTCACGCAATCCATGTTGAAGCAGGGTACACTTACACGGTACACTTCTTAAAACCAGGCGCATACGGACCTGACACCAAAGAAATAACAGTTTAGGAGCCCTCAAATGGCTGACACTCAACTTTCCTTAATCACCCCTGAAGTAGGTATGCTTTGCGTTGAACAACGCATTAAAGCAGGTGAAGACTTTACTGGGGAAGCTCCAGAACTCGCAACTAAAGCGTTCGCTCCTTTTTTCGATGACACCGATGGTGTTATTCGTATGAAAGAAGACGGTACGCCCGCTAACGTAGAAGCGGATAAAGGCGGGCTTTTTACCATCACAATGGATCGTCCCTGTGTACTCGCTCAAGTGCTGGGTAACTTAGGGGGCAGTATTGCTTGGACCCTCAAAATCGTCACAGCACTGGGAACTACGAAAGCTGTCCAAATCGCAGGAGCCACTGGCCAACATGTGGCGCTCGACTGGAGCGATCGTGTCACAATCTTTCCTGGTGACAAAATTGAATTCAAAACAACTAGTGGTGCTGCAGCTATGTGGTTGCGCGTCTTCATCCGCACACAGCCCTAAGAGTTTACGGAGTAAAGATGTCTGTACCAGCTACACCATCTACCGGCGCTTCCCCTGTTACAGCGGACCAAATCCGTATGTTTTTAAGAGATTACGCCTTAGGTCACCTCCCCGGTGGTCAAGGTAATATTCTCTTAGACGATGTCCAGTTTACCGTGGATGAAATTCAGTTTGCCACAGACATGGCTGTGGAAGCGTACAACGCAGTAACACCGATGACAGCTATTGCAGCAGCGCAGTTCCCCAATAAGTACGTCTTACTCATAGGTGTTGCTCGGTTCCTTTTAATGACTGAGAGCTTCCACCAGCTACGTAACCAAGTACAAGCGCAAGACGGGAACGTCTCTCCCACAGGTATCTATGAAAAAACACCCGGCTACGCTGGGTTGTCTCAAGCGCTGCAAGGCGAGTGGCAACAACTCGTACGTGGTATTAAAACGCAACAGAACATGGAAACAGCTTTCGGTACATTCGGTTCCGGTTACTCTTCGTTGAAACCCAAAATCGGATGAGCCTAAGCGCAAAAATAACACGTGTCCTCCCACTCTACCCGGCACGCGTTTTTATACAGTGGGACGTGCTGAATCCAGAAAACGGCAGCCACACGCTGAAACTGGAGCGCAGCGGTTCCACAGCTGGCCCCTGGGAGGTTCTGACAACTGCAGCAGACATCTATTACTACGTAGATGATTTTAAGGTACAGACTGGTAAAAAAGACCTGGAGAAAGTATCTCTCTTTTCTCTACAGCGCCAAATCTACTACCGTGTCACCGTAACGGGACCTTCCACCGCAACAGCTACAAGCGCGCTTCACAGCCTTCAGCCTGAGCTACCATCCATTCAAGCAGGGCTACGACGACGCCTACAATTCGACGAACAAATTCTATGGCGCCGCGTTAACGGTGTCCGTCTTGCCATTCTAAAAAGAAAACAATGGGGCGAACGCTGTACAGTATGCTTTGACGCCATCAACCGTAGCGTCTTACAAGAGCACTGTACCACGTGCTACGGGACCACGTTTAAAGGTGGATACCACACCCCTGTAGTCACTTACGGACGTGTAGCGACACCCCACAACGTCACCGCACAAACAACACCCCGTGATACGAAAGAAACAGCAAACAAACGCATCGAGCTTCTTGACGTCCCGCGTCTACAAGACGGTGACCTTATTGTAGAGCTGGATACTAACGAACGCTACCGAGTAAGAACCCAGGAACAAACAGAGATACGTCGTAAAGCTGTTCATCAAGAAGTGACCGTCTCTACGGTTGACCACCACTCTATTGAACACTCTGTGCCAGCAGACCACACACTAACGCCACCACTGTTATGACAACTGCTGTTAAACGTCCCCGTCTCTCAACCCAACCAAGTATGGTTGTGGACGGCTCTCCTCTAGCTGTAGTAGGGATCTTTGTCAGCATTTTGCGTGAACGCTTTGCAACTGGAGGTGTCACAAACTATCAATGGAAAGAAGACGTTAACCAAACTGAAATCGCCATCGAATCGTCTTTTGCAGAAAGTGACGAAGTACGTAACTTTCGTCCCGCAATTTTCATTGATAAAGAGCAAACCGTTTACGGCAAAACAATCATCGGTGACCGGGTCGAAAAGACCCTCACCACACGTAAAGACGTTCACTGGTGTCTCGCCACCATACCTCTCATCATTGATTGCGTCTCTAGCCGTCGTGGAGAAAGCACGATTCTAGGGGATGTTGCCCAATGGACCATTCACGCAGCGTCTGACATCATTCAAGGCACTTTCGGCTTTCACAGCATGTCAGCACCACAACTCGGGAGGACTGTCCCGTACGAAGCTGATAAAAAAGCCTGGACATCACCCATCACCTTTCAGATACAATATAACGTGAGGTGGTCGACAGTTCCTATTGCGCCCCTCTTACAAGAAATTGCACTCCACATTACAGCAGATACCAACGCACACTTTCAAAGCGTTGCCACGACTCCAAGCAGTAGCGCACCCAAAGGACAATTACAGTTACACCAGCTCTTCGAAGATGAGACACTTACAAACTACCTACAGCAGCAAGGACACACCACTCTCACAGGCATTTCTAATCCCCGCGGAGTGGTAGTTGGAAAAGCAGGGCAGCTTTACATCGACATACAAAACAACATTCTTTACATCTGTCTGAGCGCCCCTTCGGGGACCGAGTGGGTGGCGGCACAGCTCTCTCCGTAAACGTGGACGACAGCTCCATCGAGACCAACGCCGACACCCTGCGGGTCAAGGCAAGTGGTGTCACCGATGCCATGCTGGCAACGGACTACACACAGGTATCCGAGCTGTCTTCCACCAGTGGTGGCTCTGAAGGCTCCAGCCTCGTGGGTACCAACGCCAAGACCAAGATCGGTGCAACAACCTGGACAGGGAACGACGCGTCCGAGACCGACCTGGAGACCATTCTGGACTCTCTCGACGGTAAAGGACGGCTCCCCTCCACGTTCGCCGCAGCAGGTACTCCTATCGGCACACAGTCCGGTGCGTACCCTGACCTCTACGCCGATACCACCAACAACCTGCTCTATATGCACAAGAACTCGACCACAGCCAATAACACAGATTGGATCTTGATTGGTTAAGCTCAACGTGCATCCCCTCCTCTACCTCCTCTAAATCCCTACTATATCCCCAGAAGGCCGCTTGTAAATCGCGGCACCCTCACCTATAATTTGAGCGGAAACCTGAGTGAACCAGGAGAATAACCGATGGCCCGACCTGTCGTTCTCATTTATCAAGAAACCGCTACTACAACCGTAACGCCTACGACGCCTGACCTGAACTGCTTGGTAGTTGGTCCTGCGTATTGGGTTATGGACTACCTCGACGACAAAGCTAGCATCAAGGCAAGCTCTGCGTACGGTACGAAGAACACGGCTAATGCCTATGTTCCTCCTGTAGCTAACACTACCGCTATTACACTAACGGACGCACCAGGAAATAAAACTGGTGCAGTCGTGGACTCGACTAGTGTCGCAGTCTACTTCGACAAGTGCCGTGTGCTGATGGCTGAAGACGTAAGTGGCACCACAGGTGCAACTATTGCCCTACCTGTTGGCGGCTTAACCCACAACAAAATCGTCTACAGTGGAGCCTCCACAGCGTTCATCGCAGACGCTGCCAAGGCTAAAGCTGGCGACTACGTTATCGTAGACGACCCTTCCGGCACGCTCACCTACATCCTGAAGACAGTGCAAAGCGTAGATACAACCAACGAGATTATCTACGTCACCACGAACTTCAAAGCGACGGAAGGGCACGCGTCGAACAAACAAAAGATCCGTATTGAACGCGAAGTCACTGACGTCGCGCTCAGCAGTTCTTTTACAAGCGTGAGCGGTAACACGATTAAAGTGTTGGGTGGGGCCACCACCACTTTAACAGGAGAAAGCACTGCTCGCCGGGTGCAGTACGCTGAAGTCTACGTGCAGTATAAGTCGCTGCGCACGGACCTGGCTGACGTCGACACTGTTTCCTCCGAAACAGACATCAAAACGAAGCTATGCAACGCGTCCACTGACAAAGTCGACTCACGTAATCCACTGGCGGGTTGCTGCCTGGCAGCGTTAAAGAATACCACTACGCCTATTCAGTTCTACGGTCTAACCACCAATGATTCCTCAGGCCACTCCAACGCACTAACAGACCTAGAAGGGCGTACGGACATCTACGCAGTTGTCCCCATCACTGAAGACAAGACCATCCTCTCGACTTACAAAACTAAGTTTGAAGGGTTGGCAAGCGCAGCCACAGCTAGCTCAACAGGCATCCCACAGAAGTGGCGCGTTATTCTAGGCGCCCAAGACCTGCCTACCAGTAAGATTATGGCAGGCCCATTCACAGCAGGTGCGCACAGCTGTGTAGGCGCCGGAGGCGTACCTAATACAGCGATTACCGCCGCTGACGTGGTTGATGTTTTCGTAGACACCTCCGCCGACTTCGTAACTGCAGGGATCCTGGCAGGCGACAAACTGGTCATTATCACTGACACCGCAGCTGTCTCTCGCGTCGGTACGTACACCGTCTCTTCGGTCTACGACAAGACACGCCTGCGCACGACGACTGCAATCCCGGGACCTGCTGTTGACACCAACAGTGGGAGTCAGACAGGTAACATCCAGTACTACATCATCCGTGGTGCAGGTAGCGCAGTCGCAAGCACCACCTTCACAGGTGGAACAACGACAGGCGCCTCGGACAAAGTCACGGCGAACGGTATCACTGGCACCAGCGCAAACGTCGATAAGGTGCTCACCATCACCGCGTCGTCTGTCACAGCTAACAAAGGTGACTGGCTCATCAGCGCGCTCGCCGCTGCTGGCCCCCCAGCTGAGTGGACCGTTGTTGACAAAGCAGTCGCCATCGTGGACTCCACGGGTGTCGCAGGCTCCCTGTTCTCTCCGCAGATGGCTGTCTCTGTCGCGCGGGCAGCAACCTCGCGTCGTCCCTTCCGTGTTGTTACAGACGCGGCTGCAGCTTTCAGCACAAGTAAAGTACTGGCGGGTGATTTTCTTCAAGTACCCAACCCCATCACCGGCTCGTCTTACACCACGACCTTCAATCACAAAGTAGCCTACATCGCCAACGAGAACACCTTGGTGATGGACGCTAACATCGATGTCGTAGCAACAGCACCCATTACAGGTGACACAACGCTGAAGTTCCAGGTCAGCCGCACGCTCAGTAAAGACAACCAAATTACTGAGCTGGTCAGCATCTCCCAGAGCTTCAAGAGCCGCCGCGTATCGCTCGTATGGCCCAACAAAATCACGGTAGGTGGTTTGGTCGATGGGTCCAAGACACGGACAGTCAGCAGCACCGCTGAAGCAGCGAGCGCACAGCCAGGTTACTACCTCGCTGCCGTTGTAGGAGGTATGACAGCAGGGCTACCCTCCCACCAAGGTTTCACTAACTTGGGTATCGCAGGAATTAGCAAGATCGAGAACTCGACACGCTACTTCAGCGACACGCAGCTCACTACGTTGTCAGATGGTGGTTGGTTTGTATTCGGACAAGTCACGACCAGCTCATTACCCTACTGCATCCACCAGCTCACAACAGACCCCAGTACGCTAGAAGCAGGAGAATACTCGGTAGTCAAAAACTTCGACTACATCTCTCTGTTCTTCCAAGACATCCTGGATGACTTCCTGGGCGACTACAACATCAACGACGATACGCTTTCGTTATTGCGGCAAGCGCTCATCACCGGTATTGACCTGTTGAAGCTTCGTAAGTTCGCCAAGATCGGTGCACCGCTGAACAGTGCTTCGATCACCTCTCTTGGTGTACACGCAACGGTTAAGGATCGTGTTGAGATTTACATGAACGTCAGCCTCCCGAAGCCTTTAAACCGTATCGGGCTACACCTCGTAAGCGTTTAAAGTCGCATGAACCCCTACGCCGAAGGGGTAGCAACTGCCCTTGGAAGTATTGGATTAACCCCTCAGTATAAAGAGGGGGCAGCTTCAGCTTTAACTGAACTAGGTCTCGAAAAGAACGCATGGCTTGGCCAAGGTCTAAGTGCGCTAGGTCGCGGAGTATGGAGCCAAGCAGGTAAGGTCTTCAACGCGCCAGGTAAAGTCATAGGTGGTGTAGGGAAAGGGACTTTAGGGTTGATGAGTCGAGCAGGCGTACCTAAAGGCGCCACACGTTTTTTACACAAAGCCACCAAAGGTATGGGGCGCGAAGCGGGGCAGTTCGGTATGTTCAGCGGCGCAATCAGTGCAGCCACCGCAGAGAAGGGCGATCGCGTGAATGCCTTTGGGCGTGGATTTTTAGGTGGGGCACTCGGTGGTGCTGCGTGGCGCGGGGGCGGTAACTTAACACGTATGGGCCTTAGAAAAGCCTTAGGTAAACGCCATATGGGCAACCTATCAGCACATGCGCGCTCAGGTTTCTTCGGTGGAAAACTGAAAGTACCCAAAGGGCAAACAGCCCCTAGTATGCGAACCAAAGAATACTGGAAGCAGCGCTGGGGACAAATGCGTGGAGGTACAGGTATGGCGCGTAAGACTGTCGGTGCTGATGGAACGCGCCAAGCCATACAGGGCGGCGTAGGGCTGAAAAGTATGGGAGCCAAAGCGCTACTCGGAGGTCTTCCACTTGCAGGTGCTATCGGAGCGAGCTTCGCCGTTCCACATGATCTTTTCGAAAAAAAGCCGCAATCACAATTTCAATCACCCCAGTATCGACCTCACGCAGCACATCCGTTATACTACTCACAAGAACTTAGAGGGCGTTAGTCCACAACTGAGGAGCACACATCATGCCTACTTCTGGCACAACAGGTATCACGCTTGGGCTCGACACCTGGAAAATGCAAGATAACTACGTAGAACGCTACATGGATAATGCTGCGTATTCCGCTGCCCACCCGGATGACACGTTGGTGCTCGCGGGACCGCCCCGTAGACCTGTAGCTAGTAACGCTACCAGTAGTACAACAAGCGGTACGTATGCCAGCAGCATGTTAGCTATTGGACACTTACAAGCGTGCTCCTTTAGTCAACAGAAGCCCACACAACCTGTAATGGCTATTGGTTCTGGACGTACGTTTTTCGTTTCTGGTAAGGCCCAGGGTCAAGCCACTCTGTCACGCCTATTCATTAATGGTCGAAACTTGATGCGTGTCCTACACCACAACGCACGCGCCAACGGTCTCGACGTTAGTTTAATGGATGACAAACCTGCGTACAGCTCCACAACCATGTACTACCTCAACCTGGATTCGGAGCTCTACCTCGTACCTATCGGCCTCGCAGTACTCTTCCAAGATAAAATTCATGAAACGCTCGGCGGATTCTACGCTGAACTGGTTATGATCACCAGCTACGCTGTTGGGTTCAACGCTGGACAAAACATGATTTTAGAGCAGACCTCTCTGGTATTTGACCGGCTGACACCCTTCTTCGAGGGTTGGAGTGGCGGAGCTAACAGCAACATGCCTGCTGCCGTACTATCCAAAGTCATGGCTTTCGCAGACAACACTAAGGCTAACGCTCAATCTTCAGGTGATTACGGAAGCCCCCTTCCTGCGGCCTAAACCTAGCTTAAATCTGTCATCCGTTTTAATCTAAAAGGATGTCAGATAAAATCGATCCCTACCTCCGCTCCCTTTCGCCCTTTCTACAACAAGCACGTCTCCCGTCACAGAACGCGGAAGACACTCCATATTTAGATGACCCTACGATCAAAGGTGCGACATCTCGCGATCGTCGAGGCACCATCATTAATTTCAACCAAGATACCCATATGTACCTGGTTGAGACGAGCCAACGTAACCCGCGCTACATCGCCAGACTCCTACAAGACTCAGGCGATAAGCGACAACTTGGACCTGGAACAGAGGTCGCCATATCTTACGCCTACGGTGACCCGTTGATCATCGGTGTCATTCCCGATACACATAACGCATCCAACAACACTACGGGCCTCAATTTCACAGGAACACAACCGACATCACTAGACACCGGACAACCTACACGCGGTAATGCGAAACTACCGAACACCCCGTCAGACGTCGGTCCTGACGATTGGGTTCAGACAGACCCTGAAGGGACGGCAGGGGTTGGCGTACTAACTGGTGGTGTCGCCATGATGAAAGCAGGCATGTCCCAAGTTCAGCTACACACCATCAATGACCTCATAAATCTTGTCTGCCAAAATTACCGACTCAAAACATCAATGGGAACCTCTGAAGTTAAGAACGCAGGAGGGCGTATAACCTGGAAATTTCGAGGCGGTTCAGACCAACTAAAAGAAGCAGGCAGTACACAAGAAAACTGGACCATCCGCGTCGACCTAGGGGCAGACGGAGACATGTTCAACTTCGAGCTTACCCGGCCTAACGGTACGGCGTTGTTTCGCCTTCATGTAGACAACGACGGTAAGATCGAACTGTTCGGTGCGGGCGGGTTTGACCTCATGAGTGGTGGCGGTGATCATACCCAGAAACATTTAGAGAATCGTGAAATCGTCGTCAAAAAAACAGATGACCAAACTATACACGGGGAGCAAACCAAAACACTAGGCAGCGACCGTACTACTACCGTAGGTGGCACGGATACTTTAACAGCAGGAAACGATGCTATCCATAATGTGGGTAGACACTGTACGGACACCATCGGAGGTGTGCATACAGATAAAGTGGTCGGTGGCCCAACCAAAGACGCCAAACCAGGCTCTGCAGCGCGTAGCACCGTAATTAATAACGGTAGCTGGAAGATAGATATTGGAAATACAGCGAACGGTGCAAGCCCCGCAGCTCAGGCAAGCCACATCCTTGATGTCTTCATGGGAGACATCAAGCACAACATAACTAAAAAAGGCGATGTCGAAATAGGTACCTTTGCAGGGGCCATTGATATTGCCACCAAGGCAGGGACCGCCCGCTTGGACGGCACCAAGGTTAAGCTCGGTAACGCGCTCACTGCTACGCATCCGGGTATGCACGGAGACACGCACGGTAGCCTTATGGACGCGTATCTGACGACACGCACCACCCCAATGCCTACTTACCTAACACAGACACAACTCTTATCTACAGCGCTGCTGCCCCCGATGTTGATTGTCTTTGCTATACCTATTATCGGACACATCTTGTTTTTCATAATCGTCGCACCCATCTGGATTACGAAACTTCAAGCAGAGTTCGCGGCCAACACTGCACATCTTGCAGCAGATAAGACACTTCAAGCAGCGTTAAAAACAATACTCTCCAAAAAGGTATCGCTAGAATGACAACTGCACAAATCGTTGACGAGATTTGTCAAAAATACCCTCAAGCGGCTCCTCACCGTGAGTCGATCCAAAACGCACTACACCACATGGTTTCACACTTACCTGAAGACCTACCTGAAGATAAGTACCTAGAAGAAGTAACGAAATTACTTCAACAGCTCCCAGGGTTTACGCCGTAAAGACTAAAAAAGAAGGAGCCCGATGACTGTACCGTCATGAGGCTCCCTCTGGTCCGAGGACCGGCCCTCGTGGGGCTCAACCTGCTTCACACCTCCAAGCCGTGTATCGAAGTCAGGTCAAATGGCCGAAACCACCTTGGAGCCGGGCGGCAGAGATACTAAGTAACGCTGCCTTCACTAGGCCAGGCCCGGTAGCTCTGACTCCTTTAGAATGTAGGATACCAAGACTTGTGTCAATCACCTACTTCACCTATAATTTTCGACAGTAGCCCAGGATATTAAACCTCTCTGGAGGACAAGGACCAATGCCCAAACTATCTATCACGAATGTAGGCCAAGCCACTGTCGTTATCAAAGACCTAGAGGGGTACACTGACTTCAAGGTTGAGATCGCCACCGGGGCCACTGCCACCAAAGATGTTTCCCAAGACCTCGTCGACCGTCTCGCGCCGTCGTTGAAATCCTTGGAAGGTGAAACACGTCAATCCGACAACACAATTCTAGCCGGTATCCGGTGGTCTGTTGCCACGAGCGCTACCCTAGATGACCGCGCCCTGGGTGAGGGGCTGTCGGGACTCCCCACACTGCTGGAGTGTGACGAAGATGACTACAGTACAGGTACCGGCAAAACAGGTGTGACTCTAACAGGAACAGGCTTCCTGGGTAGCAGCCAAGCAGTGGCAGGGGTGAACCTACCGAACGCAACAGTCGTGACAGCGCGGCTGGATCTCCTAGCAGTTAAGCCTGGCGCCGCGGGTAACGACATCTCTTGTGAGGTCGCCATTGGCGCAGGTTCCCTAGGTGTCACAGTCCCCTCGGCAAACACCATCCTGGTCACCACACAAGCCGCAGGCGATACTGTCGACGCCATCAAAGACGCCATCAACGCACACGCAGCAGCGAAGCTTCTTGTCCAGGCAGTCAGCGGTGTAGGAACCACACAGAAGTTCACCGCTGCTGTTGCCAAGACGTTCCTCACAGGCGGCAAGGGCCCCGGGGTTGCCGTATCCCTGGCAGGCACCGACTGTCCCATCAGCGCTGCTTCGGCCACCGCAATCACCTGTGACCTTCCTACAGGAATTAGCGCTGCGAACAGCACCGCGATGCTGGAAGTCCGTGTTGGTCCCCACGCCAGCCGGATGCAACTACCCGTCGTAACCTAAAAAAAATGGCACCTTCCGCTTTCTACAAAGCTGGGGCTGACTCCATCCTGCAGCGTTTGGGTTTAACTAACCCAACTCCCGAAGAAGAAAGCCACACGCTTCGAAACGTCCTTATGGGAGGCGCTGCTGCTTCGCCATTTTTAGGTCTTATCGGTGAACGTGCTTTACCTCAAGAAGAGATCGCTAAGCTCACACTGAGGGACATTGCGCGCCAAGCTCGCGCAGGCGATATCGTCCTTACACCAGGAGGTACTGCACAAAGTGTGCTCACAGGAGCTCGCGCAGGGCACACATTTCCCGTCACAGGGGAGGGCCGCATCACACCTGTCGCGCACGGGTACATGAACCCACACGGCAGAGCCAGCGTGCCGCTAAACAAATTCTTCACACAGATGGCAGAAGAAGAAGCTGTACTCCTGCGCCCTAAAACACCTATGACACCGGAGCAGCTAGAGAAGTACGTGCACGACGTGAAGACGCGCTCTTTTAAACCGTACTCTGTAGAACGTGGCGCCCGTAACGCCTTACAAGAAATTTTCGTACCAAAGTTAAAAGCCCTCGAAGCAGGGGGACATTCAGCGGGTGACGTCTGTTCAACAATGGGTGCACAAGCACGCGAAGCTGTAACAGGCGAACGTGCTGCCATCGGAAAAGCCTCCCGCGCTATGCTCCCTACAGACGTACTACGTTCTCCCCATTACGACGTCGTCGGTGGCAAACTGCAACGACCGCTTGCCACTTCTCGTGCTGCACGTTTAGGTGCTAGAGGTCTAATGGGTGCAGGACTCGCAGGCGCAGCATACGGTAGTTACGAACACCCTGAAATAGCTGCAGGCGCAGCTGGTTTCGTTACAGCACCTGCCTTGACGCGCGGTGCGTCTATTCGACATGCCCTGCGTGGTATTGACCCGAAAAACGTAGAAGCCACCGTAGAGGCGCGGCGTGCAGGATTTAACCGTATACGTCCCTTCCGTCAACTTTGGACTAAGGGTGCTCCAGCTCTTTCGCATATCCTTACGCGTACCTTACCTGTAGGTTTAGCGGGCGGAACATTAGCGTACTTAGGTGCTCGCGCCTTAACGCCTGATAAAACACCACCACCTGATCGCCCTCTTACACGCGCACACAAGTGGATCACTGAACAAACACAAACGCTACGTCGTCCTCGTCAAACCTAAACGAAGGCGGGGCTCATCCCCGGGACTAATAGGTCCCTTTCCTCCGCCCTTTCCTTTAGCAAATTAGAAATTCAACCTTTAAACCGTTCCATCAGCAGCCACTTCTGGCCCTGACACTGCGTACACTTCTGATCGTCGGGGATAAGCTCCACTTCTGCCGCGTCGCTTCGCATACGGATTGTCTCGAATGCTGACGGGATGGTTATACGCCCGCTTGTTACGTCCGTGGTTTTCATACCCGTACCCTCGCAGACGGAACACTTCACGCGTACCACATCATCGCGACAAATACGGAGTGCGAGCTCTGACTGTGCGTGCATCTCCGTCAAGGACGACAGTATCGCACGTAGACGTTCTAATTCTTCACGCGCTGTTTCAACAAGTGCGGCGTACTCTGTTTTCAAAATATCCGTACGTAAAACCCGTTGTACAAGCTGCTCTTCGGACCATTGCAAAAGTCTGTCGACCGAAACAGGTCGAACATCAACCTCCAAATTTTTCTCCACTCTTTGTCCTCCTAATCAGAGAGGTTACCTAAAGAGGAACACAGCGTCGAGGGAGATCCCGCTGTGTTCCCCTACATCATTTTACGTAGGGTTAGTCTTCGTCTTCGTACATATCCTCCTCGTCCTCTTCAAACTCAGGTGCAGAGGGCGCCTCTTCTTCTATTTCCGCAATCTCTGTGATCGCAGAAAACGCCACCCACAAAAGTTCACCCCCAGCAGGATCCAATAACTGGACCCTACGTGCCTCCACCTCCCCCACGAATCCAGTGAGGGGTGGCATGTTCTTCACCTTCACCACCAGCGCCTCCCCTTGTAGGAGCTTACAGGTGGCGACTTGTGTTGCTGCGAGTTCCTCTTGTTCCTGCGCCTCCGTCGCGTCCTTCGCCTGCTGACGCTCCGCCTGGGCCTGCTGGCGCACCTCCATTTGCACCTTCCGTGCTTGGTCCTGCGTCTTCTCCTGCTGTTCCTCTCGGCACGTCTCCTCCTCACGACGACTCTCCAACACAGCCTGAGTCACAGCCGCTGCTACTGTGCCGCCTACGATCAACGCTGGCAACCACATACGTACACCTCCTTGAATCTAAGAAAACCCGAAGGCTTTCTGTTTATTATGACTCCACCACAGAACGCGGCGAGTGCCTGCGTGATTGCAGGTCTTCGGTTCACTGTCTTTTTATGACCCGAGAGAAGTGAACGCTCTCTCGGTAACTTACCTTGGCATTATGCCCATGACTCCCACTGGGGCAAGTTCCAGTGGGTGGGCGAGACCGTCCCTGTGCCTACTGCACGCGGGGCTGGTTCTGCGGGGACGGGGCGAGCCTCTTGGACTCATCCGCCGTGTCCATCAGTCCCAGCGCCTGCGCGGTCCTCGTCGCTACGGCAGTACCGGCGACGAAACCCACAGCCCAGGCAGCCCCTGACATCAGGGGCTCTCGGACGATCTCCCAAGCAGTCGGAGCTGCCTTGGAGAAGAGAGACATTTTTGACCTCCATAGTCAAAGTTATCCGTTTTGCTTTTTACGTGGGTACGGCTCAAAGCCCCACGGTTCCAAGCCTTGCTGGAAGCTAGGCGGGTGGAACATATACTTATACCAAAAACAGCCCTATTTTTCGGTTATACTGAGGCCATGTCAGACACTACAGAACAGAACTGGGCACCTTTTGATGGCGGGCTGCAACAGCTTAAAAAGCTAGGTCACTTAGCTATTCGTGCACAACGCCTTCAGATGCTCCAACATTTAGAGACACTACAAAGCATGGTACACATTCACGCCGCGGACATACGGGAAGCGCCGGGCGGCGATAAACACCTCACAGAGTTGCTGCAACGTATCGACGATATACGGAGCACCTTATGAGCACAGAGGAGCAGTGGAAAAATCTCTCCATCAAAACACCCGCTGAAGTACTGGCACCGGTTAAATCAACCATAAGCACAGTTACGACCACACTCAGCGGTATCAACCAGCTACACGTTGCGGTCATGAAAGCCTTTGTCCTACTTGCCACTACGGCTTTAAGTACTGAGGACATGGCTTTAAAGACCGCGCTTTCCGCAATTGAGAAACTACTAGACAAGTTCACCAAAGAGGGCAAGATACACCTCCTCCCTGTCTCGCCTATGCGGCAAAACCACGACGACCCTTCGGATACCATCCTCTACACTAACGGTGAAGACTCTTGGTCTTTAGCTACGGATGTCATGGGGGACACTGAACGTCAGCAGTTTGCAGAAACTATGAAGTTGGTTTCAAACGCAGATCGCGGAAATGAAGGTTTCGCACGTACAGTCATTGAGTCCCTCTATGACGAAGAAGACTCGGGGCGTCCCCAGTACGACGCTGAGAGTGCTGTATTCGCTTTGGTCATCGTGGCAGGCGCCAAGAGTTTCGTTAAACTAAACAAACTCATGAAAACACTGAACGAGTTGTTCGGTGCGTCCCTCGGTAAAAATGATTTAATTCCCGGAGATCTATTCAAAGCCATCACGGAGCTTAAAGCCACACCCATCGCTTCTCCCGAGAGCTCTCGTGTTGGTGTATTACTTAGCTGGGTTAATCCTCCCACCGAAATATCTCATGAAAAATACGGTGGTGGTAGTGCGCGTCTGGATGAGATCGCTATCATCCGTTCCACCAAAGACGAAGTCATGTTAGCTACCAGCTGGGCAGATATCTTTGGTAAGTCGCAGCCTGCAGCGTTAGGTGAGAACAACTTCAAATCGAACGCACTCGTCTCTGCTGACAAGAAGACAAAAGTCATCCGTCAAATAGGGTATGACGGCATGACCAGTTATTACCGAGACGACGACGTGGTACGTGGTACTGATTACTACTACACCGTCGCGTACAGGTACTCCGTCGTCGGCCCTGCCACAGATGTTAAAGCTACTTACGTTCTACAAGAATACAACGGTATCAGTAATGTCGTAAAAATGCGCATCCCTAAAAAAATTCCACCCTCCAAAGGTGTAGAACCTAATTGGATGACGCATCCTTCAATTCTGAGCCTTATCCCTACTCTCGAATACACCATCAACTCTCTCAAAGCGTATGTCATTGCGTACAAAGCGCGCATTGGAAACACAAACAAAGCGCTACAGTCTTACGTAGACTATTTAGAAGCAGAAGGGAAGCGCTACACAGAGTTCGCGAATGAGATTCTAGCTGCCATCAACAAGACGGCTGACTTATTAGACCTCCCCGCGGCAGGCTTATACGTAACAGCCATTGATTTAGCAGAAGGAGGCGTAAACGCGTTCGCCTCTGAGCTTGCTACACGTATGTCAAACACCTCCGACACTTCCGCCCCACCATTTTTCAAAAGTGGAGTCGTAACAGGTGTCGTCATGCTTATGGGTGCGCCAAACCCTGCGGCCTTTCAAGAGGCTAAAGACTTCACGAATTTCCTGTTCAACCCCCCTAACATCGCAACTGCATGGGAGAGCGCTGTAGACTCTATCGACGTGGCTTTAACCACCGTAGAACAGGCAGTCACTTCCAGTACGGAACAGGCACAAAAAACATTCGATGACGCAATGCAACCTGTGCTAGCCACAAGTGAAAAATCCAACGTCCCCTTTGACCCATAACCAATTGTGAAGTAACACAGTTTCACCTATAATTCATTACGATGCCATACGAACAAAGCATAGATAATCCTGGACTCGGTCCAGGTGGAACCTACGGAACACCGCAAGAAACACCCTCGTGGTACGTACCTGCGGGGCTCGCTGCTGGCGCTCTCTTAGGCTACGGAGCTTTACGCGGAATAGGTAAGGGTATCAGCCGGTTCGGGCAGAAACACATTTCAGACCCGTTTCGTCAAGGCGCTCGCGAAGCGACACCCGCTTACAAGTTCCGAAACCACACTGCTGCAGAAGAGATGCCTTGGATAGAAGGCTTCGCTAAAAAAAGCAACGTACAGGAGAGACCCTTGTTAAAAGTAGCCTACGCACTTGGCGCGCAAGCCGCGATTCAAGCTTTTCAGAAACAAGCACGTGACGCGGATTTATCTGACCCTGGACATCTAAGCACTGCACTTCTGAGTCCACTAGGTCTCGGCTTCGTCCCCGCAGCAATCACAGCCAAAGAAGGTAAAGGTTTTCGTGATGCAGCTATGGCTGGTCTAGGTGGTGCTGTTGGCGGCGTAGGCGGTTCCGCCGTCGGAGGGCTTGGCGGATTAACGGTAGGAACACTTCTGGGGGCTCTTGCTAAAAGACCGGACATCGGCGCCGCCATCGGTGGCATCGGTGGACTCTACGGCGGAGGTGTACTGGGCGCCGGATACGGCGGACATAAGGGTCTTTCTATGGCACGCGAAGACGACTGGACTGGACCTAAGTAAGTGCTCTACCCGCTCACACATGATCGCCTCCTCAACACCCGCGCACAGTGGGGCGAGACGCTCAACCTATACCGCGGTGAAATACCGTTAGGGTATATGGTTGCGCACATGGTCGCGGACTCGAATGGGGTGACGGCACCTGTGAGCGCTGACCTCATCAAACGCCCTGTAGGTATCATGCAGGTGCCTCTACGAGAAGCCTCACGCTTCAAGTACAAAGAGAAGGACCTTGAGACACCGCGAACAAACATCAAGGCTGCAGCGCAAGTCATCAACTTCTTCAGTGAGCATCTTTACGACAATTACAAAGCCACCTGGCCGACCCCCACGCAAGACTACTGGTGTGCTGTGCGGCTGCTTTACGTCGTAAACTTTACCCCCTTCGCACGTTTGATTGTCAAACTTACAGGTACCAAAACCCTCACAACACTGCTAGCTTACATGAACACTGTAACTACACGTGTAGGGCGGCACCATCCACGTGATCTGAAAAAATTCAGCGCACACATCACAGAATTCAAAAACGCGTTACAACTGTTGGACGGTAACGCCGCCTCGACACACTACGCATCGCAGATCCCAATGGAGGTCACAGCATGAACCCACATCTCGAATCCGCATTCCACATCGGCGCTGCTACCGCAGAGCGTGATTTTCAACAGAAGCTCGCGGAGTGGGGTGACTACGCTATCCCTGCAGCGGGTGCTTTTTCTCCCCTCGCTGCTGGACTCGGAGGAGCTGCTGCGGCCCCTGAAGGGAATAGACTCAACGAAGGCGCAGCCTCCTTCCTGGGGAGCCTTGGCGGCAGCTTAGGTGGCGGCGCAGCAGGTACACTCGGCGGCGCTGGGGTCGGTGCGGGGGTCGGCGCAGGTGGTGCTGCTCTGTACAACCTCTTCCAGAAAGAACCGGGCCTCCTTGACAGTCTCCTGGGTGAAGAGAGCGGCAAGGTGGACGTCGGAGACTATGCTGCAGGCGGTGCAGGTATTGGCGCACTACTCGGTGGTGTCGGTGGCGCAGCAGGCGGCGGTGCGTACGCTACACACAAAATGCGTGATGAAGCTAAAGGCGACCGCGAAGGTAAAGCACAGATGGCGTTACTGAAGGCGATGCACAACGCCCAACAGTACGGAGGATAAGATGGCCCGTACACTAACTGTTACCTCCGAGGTCAACTGGCCTCTGGAGGACAGTAAACAAGCAGCGAAGTTACCCTTAACAGTATCGCTGGCGTACACCTCAGAAGCCTCGGTGGAGAAAGTATACACTGCCACAGCAACGGACGAAGCTGTAGCGCTCCCCATGGCCAGCGCCAAGTTCCTACTGCTCCGTGCCAAAGACAACGACATTACGGTGAAGTTAAACGGCAACAGTAACGCGCTGACGCTCAAAAAAGACACAGGCTTCCTGATGTTTTGGAACTCAGGCGGAACTGTTACATCGCTAACTGTCACTGTCGCAACTGCGCCTGCTACTTTCAAGATGCTCGCGTTTGCTTAAGAGGAAGACATGTCAACAAAACTTGCAATGACCCTGCGTGAGGGTGCTGCACAGGGTGTGTTTACCAAAGCAGCTTTTGGCACACTACTTCGTCAAACAGGCCGGAGCATGCTGAAGAAATCACCTGAGACCGCAGGTCGTGTCCTCGGCGGTATGCAGGGTGCCCTTACCAGCGGTGCCACAGGTGCTGGCATCGGCGGCGTAACAGGACTAGTTAGCAGCGATGAAGGGCAGCGTTTTAGGGGTATGCTTCAAG